CTCAAAACTGCGCAAAACGTAGGAAAATCAAGACCCATTCCGTCGTGTGCTGACGAAAATTGGCATCGCGTACGGGATTTAGCGTCTTGTCCATAAGTTTTTAACGGGTCACCTGTACAGCATACCGTATAGCACTGCCAGAAAGCCGCATCCACGGATGCAGGAGTATGTAAAGGGAGACATGTCATGACACAGAAAAAATGAACCCTCGCACATAAAAACCGCCCGCGTCTCCCGACGCAGGCGGAAAAAGAATGAATAGAAAGGATCCTTATTCAGGAAAGCACTTTTATATCACATTCTCATCGTTTTTCAATCATTTTGACAGGATTTCCTAGAGATTAAACATATTTTTGAACTGATTTTACCATGTACCCAACGAGGGTTGATAAAAATCCAGTAGTCATGATGTACCGTTTCTCTTCTACAATCCAGCACCATTTTTCAGGGAGAACGTAATTTAAAGTAAGCGTCGCCAATGCTACTATGCAACAAATAACAGCGGTAACCAGCACCCATTTCCAAGCCTGATGCACAGTATGCTTTTTCTCTTTTTCCAAAGCTACTTCATCTCTTTTAGTTTCCTCTTCTATTTTTTCTATTGTCGGCACAGGCGGAGCCTTGTCCGAATTTACCAAGGCTTTGATCTGGTCATCTAGTTTGGTAGTCATTTTTTCAAGAAGCAGAGGGGGTCAGCATTCGGTCAAAATAAATAGCCATTTGCCAGAGGGGGATACGCGAATACTTTTTTTTCTCCCAAGCAGCAGCCCAAGGGGAGTTTGGTTGGTGAGAAAGTTCCACTAACTGGGGAGCACTCAATTTCCCAAGCTTGTCTACAACATTTTTGATTACATTTTTAGCGTCTTCATCGTCTGTAATCGCGTCAGGAGATGCTAAAAATCCGGTGATTGGGGTATCTCCCAAATGTTTCAGTTTTTTATAAAGTTCAGGAATGACGGGGCCATAAGTCCATGCTTGGATTTCTTCTGTAAATAGAGGGTGTTCTAATTGTTTCAGGGCGAATCCCTGCACGAAATAAGCCAGCTTCTGAATTTTCATGTTAGTTACAGATAAGCCTTGCTGCCAAGCTTCGGTTAATATCTGGTTGGCTATTGCCTCGATGCTATAGGATTTATATTCTATTTTGCACATGTCTCAAGGGGCTGGGATGAACCTATAATATCATTGGACCAATAAGCAAGACAAACGTTTCATTAGCCTGCATAGGAGTTCCTGCATACACAACTGGCATCTTTCAATGATTTCATGGAATGTCATGACTTGTCATCCTCTGAACGCGAAAGTCATGACAAATCGTCTTAACGGAGCCACAAGGCTTCAAATCTCATGAAAAAACAGGAAATATTACCCCCCCCCCCCCCCCGCATTATAATGCGCTAAATATTAGTGTATTAGGAGATAAATTTTCAGCAAGAAAGGGTTACGTCAATGTCGGGTAACGTGATGCTTGTGTTTTTCTTGCTGGCTGTGATGTTCGGGGGCGCTTGTTTCGGCCTTGGCATTGTGGAGGGTTGCCGGCGAACCACGAAGAGGATCTTGGAGAATATAGCAAAAGGAATGAAGAAGGGGGAATAAGCTATTCCCCCGTTTCCTTTTAGAAATGAGGACTTGCCCTGAGTGCTACTGCCTCAATTAAATCCAAGTTATGAAGACAATACTCCTATACCTCCACACAACCCACTATGAGAGCACCTTAGTCCGTGTTTCGTGTTTTGCGTGGAGAACGGGAGCTCTGTACTCCTGCTTTATGAGCTACCTGAACGGCCCATTTTGCAATTCCGTCTGCCGTAGGTTCAAATCCGCTTTGCGCAGCCCAAGCAGCAAATTGTCCGTAGGTTTCAGCATCCAGTTTCAGAACAAGGTCCAAGGCGCCTTTGCATTCACCCGTAACATCGGGAGAGGAAGGCTCCATCAGTTTTTTTATCAGCTCCGCCTTGGCAGGAGGAATTACCCCGGCTTTCTTCATCCAGTCGTCCACCGTACCCTTTTCAACAAAGAGCTGCTTTGCTAGCCAGAATCGATCTCTACCATTGTCTTTGAGCCAGCATTTTACAGATTCCTTGAAATCTTCCATGGCCTCAAGATAGAGATTTTTCACCATTCTGCAAGATTAAAAATCAACACATAGCGAAAATGCACCATTTTTTTGGTTGACGAATAGTGAAAATCCGCTAAATATATACATATCAACCAGCGAAAAACCCCCATTGTAACCATGATCGAAATCAAAATCCCCATCGAAAAAATTGCCGCAGACAAAGCGGCAAGTAAAGCACTCATTCAAGAGTGCGTTGAATCCGGAAAGGCTCCGGAAGAAGCCTTCCTTGCCATTCTCAAGAGGCGCGGGCTTCCCCCAACCCAGAAAAAAACCCCCGAAACCGCCAACCGATAAATATGGATTACTTAGCTCAGCAAGTGGGGATTCTTTTTGAGATACTCCCAGGCAACATCGGTGATGTTGACGTCAAACCCGGTCACAATGCTTCCATAAAAGGAGAGCCGAATAAGAATGCCGGCTGCTATCAGACCATTTACGATGCCGTCCCTATCATCAAATCTCTGTGTGCGGGTATCGAAGAAGATATATCTGAGAAGAACATCTTTCTCTTTTGGAGTGAGAGCATGGAGACGCTTGATCACCTTTTTACGGGATTTTGCCTCGGCGTAAGAGGATTTGATTATATTCCAAACCCTTTCCAGCAGGGCGCATCCGGAAAAAAGGAATACGTACCCCGCAATATTGCGGTAATCATGATCCGCATAGCTGATATGCAGGGCCTCAAGAACGCTTTGAGGAGCGAAAAGATAAACACCTGTTGCGGAAAAGATTATGCCTGCATAATTGCAAGCGAATTTAAGCAGTTCTGCCAAGTATTGGAAAAAAATCATGAACGCAGAGGATAGGCTTAAACGGGAATAAAGGCAATAGCGTTAACATCAAAGACAAACAAGAAAAACACATGAAGACAATATACCTTACTAGCGAAGAATTACGCAAAGCCCTGAAAATTAGCAAGGGAACGTTAGTTCAATTCAACAAGGAAGGTTGCCCCCGCGTCTATTTTGGCCTGGGGATGGGGAAGAAGGGATCAAATCCGCGTTACAAACTTGACGATGTAACGGCATGGCTTGAGAAAAGAACTCAAGAATTTTTGAAGAAAGGAGGCAAGAAGTGAAAGCGCTGGTCGCCCTCGTCTTCTCCTGCCTTGTTCTGGGAGGTTGTAACCCACGTCCTCATGACTACATTTCAGAAGGAAATGAGGATTGGATTATTAAGATCGAGCAGCCAGGTATTCTCGACGATTATTTTTCAACGAACGACTCCGAGTGCGTGGATAGATCAAAGAGGCATGGATACCGGGTCGTTAAGCCAAACGGCGAGGTACTCTTTATATCAGGAACGGCGCGAATCACCAGGACGCCAAACTCTAAAAGGAATCACGAGTTATGAATCAAGATGAGTTTCTGATCATTCTGAACTGTTTCATCATCGTTATGATTCTGTGCACAGCGGATTAAATGGACGTTAAACAATAAACAGAAATTAAAGTAATCATGGATAAGGAAAAAAGCATAGTTGAACTTCTCATAGAGCTGGACAAGGTTCTCAAGCTCGAAACGAAGGAGGATGTTCAAATGTATTATTTATCTACGGATCCGGAAGATAAAATTCTCCGGACGAAATACGCAGGGAGAATTTACGGAGCCCGGAGGCTTTTAGGATTGAGCCTTGAAGCCATTCCCGGCGCATTATTGCCCTCCGAGCCAGTAGACGAGTTTTCCGAGTTGGTGAATAAATCTAAATCCTCCGGCAACCATGATCATTGAATACGATAACGACAACAAGTGTATCCGGATAAATGGAGAATACCTCCCCATCCGGGAAGCGGAGGGCATCAAGGACGAGTTGGAATTAGCGATTGACCAATGGGAAGTTGACCACGCAGAGCAGTGCGACAACCCGGACGGACACTACGACGACTAAACGACTTTTAACCAATCGCCCGGCCCAGGTGGGGCCTAAAACCAAAACCAAAATACAAATCGAAACGGAAAAGAGTAATACGGTCTGGCAGGCGCGGGGCGTCAATCCCGTCCGGGCGGCCAATTTAGAAGAACGAACATGAGCGAAAACAAAACAACAATGACCACCCTTGCGACCACGCTGGAAACGCTGGCCGGAGTGTTGAGGGAGATGGCAACTACACCGGCTAAGCCGGAATCATCTTCCGTTTCCCGTTCTAAAGCAATCGGAAAAAAGTATGCCAAAAGCTCAACGTTAGCTCCTTATTATGACGTTTCGACCCGCCAGATGGACAACATCCTCGCACGGGCCGGGAAGAACATAAGAAGGCTGGAAGGGGTCGGAAGAGGAACCCTTTATAACGTAGAAGACGTGGAAAAACACATAAACAACAAAAGAAAATGACTACGTATCAACACCTGATCGACCGGGGCCCCTACAAGGGGATGGTGGAAACGCTCACCGACAACCCGCACCCGTCCAAGACGACCCGCTGTTACATGTGCGCCGAGCCGCTGAAAGCCTCGACTTCATGGATGTCTCTGGTAGGGGACCATCAGAACGGCGTCTTCTGCGCCCGGTTTCTGTGTCCGATGTGCGCCCGGGAACGGTTAAACGGCATCCCGGACGACGCGGAACGGAGCTGGAACTACACCCAAGAATCCAAGCCCAAAGCCTTCTGGCTTGAAAGGCTCTTTGAAAAGTTCATGGCCTTTTTTGTGTGGTCTCTGATCGTCTTGGCAGGAGGATTTATCTTATTTGTCTTCTTCCAGCTGATGAAAACCTTTTTTAACTGAAACAAAATAGCCGGGTCAGCGGCAACTGAACCCGGCCTGTTACAACACAACATGAACGAAGATGAGTAACGAATCAATAGATAAACTCAATTTGCCTCAAAATCCAGTCCCAAAAAAGACACTCTATGAAATTGTCATGTCGGAAGACATGAAAAACGCCATAACGGGACTCGTTGAGGGGATGATGACGCCGGAACGCTGCATCAGCATCTTCTGGCACTGCTGCCAGAAGACCCCGCAACTGCAGAAATGCGCCCCTGTGACGCTGATTGCCGCCCTCAAGAACCTCCTGATGATGCGTTGCGAGCCGGACGGCATCCACGGCTATCTGGTGCCCTTCTGGGTCAACGATAAGTCAAGCGGACAGTCAATCTTAACTTGCGCAGCAATACCTTCCGCCCGGGGGCTGATGCGTATGGCCCGCTCCAATGGTGTCACCAATCTTAACATCGGCATTGTCCGGGAAGGAGAGCCGTTCTCCTGGCGCCTGGATGACGGCAAATTCACGATGGGTCATATACCGGGATGGGACGATACCAAAGATCCCATCAGGGGCTTTTACTGCACATGGACAGACAAGGACAGCTATTTGCATGGGGAACGTATGAGCCTGCACGCCGTTGAGGAAATCATGCACCGAACCAAATCAAGGAACAAGAAAGGGGAAATAGTGGGGCCGTGGGTGACCGACTTTGATCAGATGGGGCTGAAAACCGTCATCAAGCGTGCCTCCAAGCAATGGGATTTGCCTCTGTGCATCCAGGAAGCGTTGCAGAGCGCCGACGATCATGAATTCGCCAAGGAAATGAGGAATGTGACACCGAACAAGGAAGAAAACGAGGAAATAGACCCCTTTAATCCGCCCGAACCGGAGGAAAAACAGTCCCCGGTGACGGAAGGATTGCCTGAACCCAAAGAACAGACGGACGATTTTTTTGAATGCATGAATGTGCCACAGCGCAAATTCGTGCCAGCCAATAGAGAGGACTATTAAGCCATGTTGGATCTTGAAAATATAGTCATCTATGATGACGTGCCGCAACGCAGCGACCTGTGGTTTAAGCTGCGTTCTGGGCATCTGACCGCCAGCAATCTTGACCGGCTGATCACTCCCAAAACCGGGAAACCGTCAGCCCAGCAGGATGATTTAATCATTGAATTGTGCTGCTCCTGCCTCCGTCCGGACGAAATCAAATTTGAAGGGAACTTTCACACGGACCGCGGCGAAGCCCTTGAACCGGAAGCCCGTGAACTCTTCACAGAATTGACCGGGAAGAAGGTGCTGGAAGTGGGCTTTATCCGCCGCAAAAAAGCGCCCATAGGGTGCAGCCCTGACGGGCTAGTGGGTGATGCCCTAGAAGCCGTGGAAGCTGGCCTTGAAATCAAGTGCCCTCTCTCCAAGCATCATGCCCGGTATCTGCTGGACGGCGTATTGCCGGACAAATACAAACCCCAGGTGCACGGCTCCATGGCGGTGACTGGCTTGCGTGCATGGTATTTCCTCTCCTATTGCCCCGGCCTGCGTCCGTTTTTAATCAAGGTGGAATGGGACGAGTACACCGACCGTATCAAGGCGGCTCTGGACGAATTCGGCCCAAAATACCTTGAGGCTTACACTCGCATTATGCCCCAAATCCGCCCGGACACAGAAGGGAGGGCGGCATGAGGACTATGGCAAGAGCGATCCACCGGCCCGGAGTGATGAACAAGACGGAAGCCGCCTATGGCTTTTACTTGTCCAGCCTCCAAGCCAAGGGAGAGATAAGGGAATTCAAGTTTGAGGCCGTCAAGCTGATCCTTGGGAGCCGATGCTCCTACACGCCCGACTTCATGGTTGTCCGTCCTGACGGGATTTTAGAATTTCACGAAGTGAAAGGCTTCTGGCGTGATGATGCCCGGGTAAAAATCAAAGCGGCTGCTGATAAGTTCCCCTTTGTTTTTGTAGCTGTTCAAAAAACGAAAACAGGCTGGAACGTGGAAATCATACAAGAAGGAGAATCGAAATGAAAACGCTTAAATGTCCATTATGCGGAGAAGAATTAGCGCCGTCTGTACAAAGATACGGATTTGAATACGTTTGCTGGAAGTGCAAATGGCAAACCTCTTCACTCTGCTCCACCGAGCAAGGAGCGAAAAAAGCAGCTCAAAAACTAATTTCCAAGTTCCCACCCATCATGCGGTTAAATCAAGGTGATAACGTCCTGATATGGCTAAGTGATGACATATATACAGTGCTTGGTACGGATTTAGAAGCTGGAAAAATACATCTCCAAGACGTGTATGGGGATGCAGATAGTTACTATCCTACCAACATCAAAAAATGGCCGTGGGAATTCGAACAGAAAGGAGGAAAAGAATGAACCTGACGCCTGAACAGAAAGCTTTTTACGAGTATGGGAAAGCCCGTGAGGCTCTTCGGCTCTTTAAGACGGACTTTGCATACCGGGAAGAAACTTTAAGAGAATTCTACGAGAACTATGTACGTAACGCCTGGCAGAAGCGGGCCGCGTGCAGGGCGTGGATACCACCTCAACAGCGGAGGTGCTTTACTTGCAAACATGATGGGACCCATTACAAGCTTTGCGCGCTCTGCTACGGTGTAGGTTGGGCTATTAGTTGGGAACCGAAAAAGGAGGCCAGTAATGATTAACATCCTATTATCCGTCAGGCGGCCTTTCTCCGGTTTTATCATGGACGGGCAAAAGACATGGGAGTTGCGGAAAAATAAGCCACGCATCCCCCACGGAGAACACGTCACGCTGTGGCTTTATGAATCCGGCAAGGACGGGGAGTGGGTAGTTATCGGCAAGTGTAGGATGGTCTCTTATGTGGCTTTGCGCCACATGCCATTCGGGGATGCCTTGGATTTACTGATCAGAGAAGCCTGCGTGACGGAAGAACATATCCGCGCCTATCTCCCCTGCTACGCCTGGGGCATCCAGGACCCCGTAAGGCTCCCCTCCGCCGTGCCGCTCTCCGCCATTGGCCTGACCCGTCCGCCGCAGTCCTGGCAGTATCTTACCCCGGATCAGGCAGCAATTTTAGAAAGGAGGGGGAGTGAATGAGCTACATCTTTTCGCGGGCGCTGGTGGAGGAATTCTTGGAAGCGAACTGCTCGGCATCCGAACCATCTGCGCTGTTGAACTCGAACCCTACCCCGCAAGCGTACTGCTCGCCCGCCAGAATGACGGCCTACTCCCGCCTTTCCCGGTTTGGGATGACGTATGCACCTTTGACGGACGACCGTGGCGCGGCCTTGTTGACGTGGTATCGGGAGGCTTTCCGTGCCAGGACATTTCAGCCGCGGGAAAAGGCGCTGGCATTGACGGCGCCCGCTCCGGGCTCTGGCGGGAAATGCACCGAATTATCAATGAGGTACGACCGAAATTCGCATTCCTGGAAAACTCACCTTTGCTTGTGGGCAGAGGACTTGCCAGAGTCCTCGGTGATCTTGCCGAAATCGGGTACGATGCGGAATGGCTTGTGCTGGGAGCGGACGACGTGGGAGCCCCGCACGTCCGGAAACGCATCTGGATACTTGCACATGATCCCCACGCCGACGGCTTGCAACGCCCCAAACAAGGGGAGCCATTCACGGGGCCCCAAGTCATTGCTGGATGTAGCCTCCACAGGCTGGATGCCGGGGATGATGTGGCCGACCCCAACAACGCGAGGTCTCGACGGGGGGACGAGTTCCCGGAAAGCCTTGCTGAAAAAAGGCGTATGGATTGGAACTCCAACCGCTTCCGGGAAGAAGCGGAGCGAGAAGTTTCGGGAGGGGGACAAGCTGCCCAATCCACAAGAGTTTGTAGAGATGTTTCCAAGCCCCCTTGCCTCGGATCACAAGAGACGTGGTCCGAACAGCAGGCAACAGGGATTGTCAGAATTTGTCCGGATGTTTCCTACTCCCCCAGCCAGGGATTGGAAAGACAGCGGCTTCAGCCAAGGCAATCGAAAATCCCCGAACCTGGGAACGATCGCCTCCATGTACCCTACCCCGCGGACAAAAGGCATGTGCGGGGGGACGGGGAGTTTCCGGAAAATGAAAGACTTGGAAGCCAAGGGGATTATCACGCCGGACGAGCGGAGACAAATGACTGCGGGGAATGGTGGTCAGCTGAACCCGACGTGGGTCGAGTGGCTCATGGGGTGGCCACTAGAGTGGACCGCATTAAAGCCCTTGGCAATGGGCAAGTACCTGCTGTGGCGGCAACTGCATTCCGGGTTCTGCTCGGCAGATTCCAGCATGGAAAGGAGGGGGCATGAAAACCATTCTTGACGCCTGCTGCGGGTCCCGCATGTTCTGGTTTAACCGCCACCATCCTGATGTGGTGTTCATGGACCGCCGGGAGGAAACGCACACGCTTTGCGATGGGCGCGCCTTGGAAATTAGGCCGGATGTAGTCGGAGATTTCCGGGCGATGCCTTTCAGCGACGGAACGTTTCGACTTGTCGTGTTCGACCCTCCGCATTTGCTCCACGCCGGGGAATCGTCATGGCTGGCCAGAAAGTACGGAAAACTGGACCGGGAGACCTGGCGGGAGGATTTGTCCGCCGGGTTCCGGGAGTGTTTCCGGGTGCTGGAGCCGGGAGGAATCCTGGTGTTCAAGTGGTGCGAGGATCAGATTTCAACGGCGGAAGTGCTGAAACTGGCCAGCCGGGAACCTTTGTTCGGGCACCGCCGCGGGAAGACACAGTTCCTCGTTTTCATGAAATCTACAACTCCCAACTAACCCTGTTTTGATATGGCCGGAGACTGGATCAAGGTTGAACATACGACGCCCGACAAACCCGAAGTGGTAAAGCTGGCCGGCATCCTTGGCATTGATCAGGACGCCGTGGTTGGCAAACTTCTTCGCCTCTGGATTTGGGCCGATCAGCAATCCGTCTCTGGTAACGCCATCACCGTTACAAATTCGTTTCTCGACCGTCTCGTATTCTGCCCCGGCTTCGCCGCCGGGCTTGTCAAAGTCGGCTGGTTGAATGGACGCGAGGGCCTCCTTTCAATCCCCAATTTTGACCGCCACAACGGCCAAACCGCTAAAAATAGGGCCAATACGAACCGCCGTGTTGCGAATAGTAGAAAAGCTCATAATGAGCGAGTTACAAAAACATGTAACGCAAATGTAACGCTCGGAGCGTTACAAAAACCGTTACCAGAGAAGAGAAGAGAAGAAGATACTACTACTACTATAACCGGGCGCGAAGTCCGCCAGTTTCCTCATGACGTTTCCGAGGTGGATCGTTTTATGGCCGCCCAGGCACTGCACCCGATCGGAGACGAGCTGACACGGTGTGCCGAACGTTTTTTCGACGAACAGTCCGCCGTTGGGTGGCGGAACAGGCACGGCGTGCCTCTCTCGGATTGGCGACCGATGGCCCGTCAATACGCCGCTACCTGGGCACGGAACAATGCGGACGCATCCTGGCAGAACCCCTCCCATGCTGCGGGATCCCCGCCAAAATCAACATTTAAACCATCAAGAAGAGATGACCTCTGGAAAGATTGACGACCCCATTGACGCCCGGAAAGTCCTGGACGGAAAAATAGACAGCCTCCTGACGTCGCTGGAAGCGCTGGCAACAGATGACGGAAAAAGCATCGAAGAGATGGAGGCGGAAGCGCTGGCTGCCGAGAAGCAGCGGGAAGAAGAACGACGGGCGACGTACGAACGCCTGGGCCTGATTGACCGCGGATTTCCCCGACGTGCTCTTGATTGTCTCGATGAAGTAACCGGAGAACCGTGGAAGAAAGCGCTCCGTGATGCCTACCGCACCGTTTTAACGCCTGGGAGCATCATTGTACTGAACGGACGCTATGGCACCGGGAAAACGGTATTGAGCACGTTTCTGGGGCGTGTCATGTACAGGCGGAAGAAACGAGTACTTTATTCCAAGGCTTACGATTACACGATGGCTTTGCGGGAGACATTTAACGGAAATGGATCGGAATCCGCCGTCATGGCCCGATACAAGGCGCCGTATCTGTTGGTGCTCGACGAATATCACGAGGTTAAGGATACGGAATTCACCGGACCAGCGCTGGAAAGGCTCATTGATTACCGGCACCAGAACGGCAAGCCGACCATCCTTATCGCCAACTACAACCCTACAGCCCTGGAAGATCGTCTTGGCCCCGCCATTGTTTCCCGCATCCACCTTTGCGGCATCATCATCACCTGCGACTGGGAATCATACCGGGAAATCAATTACCGGCGGGAAGCCGAACAATGAGGGAGGAAATGGGACTGGGAGGATGAAGGATAAGCGACTGTATCCACCTTGAATCTTGATTCCGTTTCCTTGAACCAGTAAACTTCAACCGCAGGAAAAAGAAAGCATCACCTACAACCAAAAGAAAGCCGGGGAGGCCGAGCCTCTACACCGAGGATTTAGCCCAGGAAATAGCCCTTCGGCTCGCCAATGGCGAAACCATGAAAGCCATCTGCGCCGACAACCACATGCCGGACGTCTGGACAGTCTGGAACTGGCGGCAAACCAGGCCGGAGTTTTCCCAACTTATTCAACGCGCGCGGGAAGCGCAATCAGAAGCCATGCTTGACGCCTGTCAGGAGCTGGCCGACGAGGCCGCGAAAGTCGCCCTCGACCCGGAATGCGGCTCCGCCGCCGTCGCCGCCAAAAAGCTGGCCATTGAAACGCGCCTGAAAGTCGCCGCCCGATTCGCGCCGGAAAAATTCGGCGACCGGGTCCGTCAGGATGTCGCCGGCGTTCCCGGCGCGCCGCTGGAACGGAAAATCACCCTGGACCCCGAGCAGCTGGCCCAGCTGCAGGAAGACGAGAAAACCGCGCTGGAAACCATTGCCGGCAAACTCCACGCTTAACAGACCAGGACACGCCTCCCCGTCAGCTTCTTCCTCCGCCATGTCCTCCGCCTGGATCCCTATCCCTGGCAGGTGGAGGCCATCAAGGCGTTGTCCCTCGGCAAGCTGACCCTGGGAGGGAAAAGCGTGGCTCTGGTCGCCCCCAACGGATCCGGCAAGACGAGCAACTGTATCGCTCCGGCTATCCTGTACTTCCTCACCTGCTTCCCGCGGGGTCAGGTGCCGGTCACGTCGTCGTCGTGGATGCAGGTGGAAAAGCAGCTCTTTCCCGCGCTCCGCCGCTACATGGACAACCCCTCCTTTGACGGCTGGACCTTCAACAAAACAGAAATCCGCACGCCAGAGGGAGGCTTTGCCGTGGGCTTCTCCACCGACAACGCCGGACGCGCGGAAGGATGGCACCCGAAAATCTCGCCCGACGTGGACCCCGTCTTTTACGTCCTTGACGAGGCCAAAACCATCCCGGATTCCATCTTCACCGCGGTTTCCCGCTGCACGCTCTTCCACGCATTCATCACCTCGTCGCCGGGAGCCGATTCCGGCACCTTCTACGACTGCTTCCACAAAAATTCATCCCTCTACTACAAGATCCGCGTCAAATACGAGGATTGCCCCCACATTGAGATCAACGACCCGGGCAAGGCCGAGCGCCTGAAAAAAGAATACGGAGAACAGTCCTCCTTCTACCGCTCCGCCATCCTCGGCGAATTCACCGACCTAGACGGTCAGTCCGTCATTCCCCGGCGCGCCCTCATGGATCTGGTCAACAACCCGCCTCCCTTTCTGGACACCGGGGAGACCTGCGGCGGCTTCGACTTCGCGGCCGGAGGCGACGAAAACGTCTTCGCGGCCGGGCAGGGCAACCGATTCTTCATCGCCGACCACTGGTCGGATCCGGATACGGTAGGAGCACGCGGACGGTTCCGCCGCCGGGCGGCCGAACTCAGCATCCCCGCCGACCGCATTTACGCAGACGGCGACGGCCTTGGACTCCCCATCATTGACGACTTCCGCGCCGAGGGCTTCCCAGTGCACTCCTACCGGGGCGGCTTCCCCGCAGACGACACGCAGGCCTTTGTCAACCTCCGCGCCCAGGCGTGGCGGGCCCTGGCACGCGCCATCGAAGAAAAGGAACTCATCCTCGACATTGACGAGGACACGATTGAGCAGCTGGTAGCGCCCCGGCTTCAAACCGACGCGATCGGCCGCGTCAAAATCGAAAGCAAGGAAGATATGGCGAAACGGGGCGTCCGTTCTCCCGACCGCGCCGACGCCCTCGTCATGGCCTGGCACGCGCGCCGGCACAGCGGACTGGCCCGGACGCTGGGAGCCTGGTACTCGCGCCCCGTGTCATCCAAACGCGCCATCGGGAGATATTAGGGTTGACAACATATCAACATATCCGTATATGACGATATGTAATCAATCGCAGGGTGGTGAAACGGTATCACGCGGGGTTCCTGTCCCCGAGTCGAAAGTTCAACTCTTTCCCTTGCAACCACCATTTTCTTTCGCTTCCGGCTCAGGTTCAACGCATTAAAAAACATCCTCAACGCCCCGAAGCTGGTCGCCCAACAGGAGACCAGAATCAAGGAGCTGGAGACGGATCTCGCCCGGCGAGCCCTGACGGAACAAAGCAGGCAGCCCAACCGTCCCCAATGGTATGAATACTGGGACCCGCTGCAGGGCGCCGACTTGAGCACCCTGGTGGAGGCCCGAAACGAAGCCCGGCGGGGAGCCTTTGCGCGGCAAATGCTGATCTGGGACGAAATCATTTATTCGGACGGGCTTCTGGGCATGTTGTATTCACGCATGGTGGAAAGCGTCGCCATGCAGGGCTGGAAGATTGACGCCGCGGACGACAGCCCAGAAGCCCAGCGCCAGAAAAACGCCCTGGAAGAATTCTATCACTCCGTCAACGGGCTGCAGCAGTCTTTTGGACAGCTGGCTTCCGCCATGTTTTATGGATACGCCCACCTACAATACATCGAGGATTCATGGGGCCGCCGCTTTGAATTCATCCCGCAGCGTTATTGGGTGCGGCCGGGAGTGTTGAATGAGTGGCAGTTCAACCCACAGTGCTATATCGGCGTAGACACCGGGGAAAGCGTGGAAGACGAAACGCTCGTCGTGATGGAGCACCGCTATCCCATCCTGTTCCCGGCAGCCCGCGCCTCCTTTGAGCGGAACCACGCAAAGATAACGTGGGACAACCACATGGACCGGTACGGAAGCGCCCCGGTCATCATCACCGCCCCCAAGGACGCGAGCGCCGCCGTCATGGACGCGCTGGAACGGGCCTGCGAACAGCTTAAATCAGGCGCCTCCATCGTGCTTCCTCCTGACTGCAAGGCGGAACCGCTCAAGGCGTCCAACATCAACGAAAACTATTTTCTCTCGCGTATCAATATGGCCGACAAAGACCAGGTGCGTTTTGTCATGGCCGGAACCCTGACCGTCCTGAACGAATCCGGTTCCGGCACGCTGGCCGGGTCCGCCCATACGGACAGCTGGAATGCGGTGGTATCCGCCGTCTGCTCCAAAGTGGCGGAAGCGTTCAACACCGCCATCAGCCCGCTTATATTGGGAGACGGCGAACCGCTGGCCCGCCTCCACATCACCTTTGACACCGTCCAGACGCCATTGCAGAAGGCCGAGGAAATCGCCGCCCTTGCGGACGGAGGCGTCCGTCCGGAGAAAACCGAAATCGAAGAAAAGATCGGCATGTCGATCGAGGACTCGAGGGAGCCCGTTCCGGCGATGGCGGCAGTCAACAGGGAGTCGGGAGCCTCCCTCATTCCGCCCGACGCCTACGAACAGCTGCAGCAGATGATTTACGCCGGCCTCATGAAAGGATTTACCGATGATCAGTACCAGACAAATCAATGACCTGTCCAGGCCCGCCAACGGCTGGTTCCACGTTGAAAAAAGCGGGGACCATGACGTCGACTACGGCGAAGGCCCCGCCGTGCTGCGCATCGACGAGCAGGCGATCAGGGACATGGTGGACGACTTCAACGCCCGCACCTTTGACGGCCCAGGCATGCTCATCGACGGCGACCACCTGAGCCACGACCTTTCCCGCGATACGCGGGCGCTCGGATGGCTCAAGAAACTGGACACCTACCGAGACCCTTCCGGCACGCTGGAACTATACGGGTTCGTTGAATGGACTCCGCGCGGCCTGAAGATGCTCGAGGACAAAGAATATACGCAATCCTCCACGGAATACGGCGACGGGATGTCCTTCAAAGATGGCGTTTACCGCCCGTCACGGCTGACCGGATTTGCCCTGACCAACCGCCCCCGAATCAAGGGCAAGCGGCCGCTGGTCAATCGACAGACTTCCCCCGCCTCTGACGAGGCCGGGGGCGACACCAAAAGCCCCACCGAAGAGGGGGAAACAAACCAGAAAACCAATATGGACAACGACGATAGAGAATATCCGTCCAAGGAAATGGACAAGGCCCAGCGGGCCCTGTTCGATTCCCTGCTTGATAAGCTGGATGTCGAATTTGACGGCACCGACGACATGAGCAGGGCTATCCTCGGACGCCTTGACGAACTGCTCTCGCTGGAAAAGCGTGAGAAAGAACACGTGAACGCCGAAGTGGACGACGCCGTCAGCACGTACGAAAACGCGCTGGACGAAGAAGAACGCGAGGAATTCACGGAAGAACGCCGGGAAGAGCTGAAAAACTCTCTCCGGGAAAGCCCCGCCGCGCTGGACGCCTTTGTCAGGGCGCTCAACCGCCAGACTCAACCCAGTAACAAAGAGGAGACGGAGAAGAAAGAGCCGCCGAAAAGGCAGCCCCTGAACCGCCGCGTTACCCTGACGCCCCCCAACCCGTTCCGCAAGAAGGAATCCATCGACGGATTCCAGAACCGCGTGAACGAGCTGATGAAGGGAGGCATGAAGCGCTATGAAGCCTTCCAGAAAGCCACCGAGGAAGGATACATCGTCACCTCCGAACGCTAACCATCAACCTGATCAAAACCAATGCCATCAATCAACGTAACACAGAAAAGCGCCATCGTCTATTTCAACGCCCCGGAAGGCGTTGACCTGTGCGGACAGGAAGGGACCGTCGTGGCGCTGACCGCCAGTCCCGACATTCCTGAACTGGTCGGAACTCCGCTGACCGCCATACCCACGCAGACGCAACTGCTCGGCGTGGTCCTGCAGGGCCAGCCCAACCGGGGAACCTGCGTGGCTGCTCTCGTCGGAATCTATGCCGGACTGATTCCGGCGGCGTTATCCGAGACACCCGGGACCATCACCTCAGGCACACCCGTGACCATCACGGCCAACGGAACCTGGAAGGCCGCCGCCAGCGGCGACACCGTCTACGCACGCGTCATTCACGCCCAGTGGGAACAGGGCCGTGTGGAAATCGGCTTTGTACCCTCCTACCAGGTCGCGGCAGCTTAACTCTATTAACCCTAACCAACAGAAAGACCAAGAACAAGGGCTACTCCATTTTGCTCCGCAGTCCAGTTCACCGATGTTCTTACCGCGTATTCCGCGGGGTCCGGGAACACCGAAGAGAACTCCATCATCAGCCGAATCGCGCCGATCGTCCCGGTCTATGACCTGAACTTCCAGTACAAAGTCTGGGACACGGAAGCGGCCTTCACCGTCCAGCCCATCCAGGTGGGACCGGGCGAACCTCCCCGCCAGACCGTTCTGCGCGGCAGGAATGAAACCGACACCCTCCAGGGCTACGGCTTAACGCTGCCCATCCCGGACGCCTTGCTGGGCGTCAACCGTGAAAAGGCGCAGGCCCTCACCCTGGCGGAATACAAACTCATTGAGTCGCAGTTTGTGACCTCGTATGAATACGAACGGGCCAAGCTGCTGATGAGCCAGCTTCCGGCCGCTTCCGGCATGGGGGACTGGGCCAACCAGCAGAAAAACCCGCTGGCGGACCTGGACCAGGCCATCCTGTCCATCAACGCGGCTACCGGCCACATGCCCAATACGATTGTCTTCGGCATCAACGCATGGCAGCTGCTTCGATCCAACCCGCTCGCGCGGCAGGTGGTTTCCTTCAACAGCGTCGGCCTCTTCAATGAAGACCTGCTCCGCATGGCATTGATACGGCCCATCCGGGACATTTACGTCGCCTCCATGCCTTACCGCGACGCCTCCGGAGACGCGAAGACGATCATGGAGAATGAAGTCTACGTCCTGTACAAGGAAGACTCACCGACGCAGTTTGACGCCTCCGCCGTCAAAACGTTCGGTTTGTCCGGCAAGCTCCGCCGCGAAGTCATCACGGAATACAAGCCGACGCCGGCCGTGACGCTCGTCACCAACCGGGTTTACTCGCTGACCAAGCTGACCAACCCCGGTGCCATCGTCCGCATCGACGCGACGGCATCCTCCGATTAACCCCAACGCCCGCCTCCATCATGTCCGCCTTTCCCGCCTGGTCCACAATCACCACGGATGAAGCCGACCGCCTTCTCGGCCTCAATACCATGGAGCGCAACGCCCTGGTGAAGGCCGGGGAGCAGCGCAGCCTGGACTACCAGGGTGTCATGATGGAGGCGGTCAACGATGTCTGCATGACCATCCGCGGGGCGCTGGCCAACAACCTCGCCCTGCGGCAATCGCTCCAAAACAGCGGCATGTACGACATTCCGCAGAGCATGCGCGCCCTGGCCTGGCCGATGATAATCCGTCAGCTCTACCTGCGCTACCAGCTCAATCTGACCGAAACGCGCCAGAAAGCCGCCGAATCGGCCGACGCGATGCTGGCTCTCTATGCCCGAGGGGACATGCTGCCCGAAAGCGTGGACGGATCCGCTCCCGCGGACCCCGCCTACATGATGCCGCGCTACACGCGCCGGCCCTGGTTCAACCCGATGCGAAGCACCTACCGATGATGACCGCCGCCCAGAGAGAGATGATCTCCAACGACTACGCCGAGCGCGCCTTTTTCGTGTCCGGCGTGGAACCCGGCGTCATCCTGTCCGAATTCGAGGACAAGGCCGCGAAAGTCGCGTCCGGCGCCTTGAGCTACGAGGAAGCGCAGCAGGCCATCCGCGAAACCCTGCGCCAACAGGGCTACCGTCCCCCGGCGACGGGTCAGGGAGGCATTCGGGATTTGTCCTCCTGGGTCCGCATCCAGGTCGTGATGGAAACCAACGCGGCCATGGCCCACGGATACCGGAACTGGTACAACTGGACGCAGGATGAAGACACGGCCGCCTTCAAATTTTACCGCTCCCAGGGCAGGGAAGACCCGCGCTATTGGGCCGAACGCTGGAACCGGGCCAGAGCGGGGCTGGAAGAAGAAGCCACGGAGGCGGTATCCTCCGGATTCATCCGGGGCGAGACCGTCGGCTATGCCCTGGCGTCCTCCGATATCTGGATCCGTCTGTCGCGGTTCGGCACGCCTTACCCTCCCTTTGACTACCTGTCCGGAATGAACATTGCTCCCATCGGAGCCGAAGAAGCCCGCGCTGCCGGGCTGGACGTTTCCCGCGTCCGTCCCGCTCCGGCCAGCTTCAACGCCACACTGGAAAGCAATGCCCAGGGTGTGACGGAAGCCAACAAGAAGAAGATCCGCGGCATCCTGAAAGACGCCCTGCGCGTCAACAACGAAAACGACGGCAATACCACCTTTATCTATACCGACCCGAACGGCACGCGGCCTTACACGGACGCGGAACTGGCGGAACTCCTGTCCGGGGATTTCCCGGAAGAGATCCCCTTGCGCCAGGCCCATGCCTTCCGCCTGGCGGCAGCCGGGGGAGCGGTGGCCGGAACGCTGGCATCCCTCTACCTGGACCGCCTGCTGGACCGCCTGTTTTCCGAACCGGAAGGCGTCTGGTTCGCCCGGCCCGCTGATGTGGCTGCCGCGTCGTCCCGCCAGTTCATCCCCGTCTCCCGGAAGGAAGAGGGGGAATTCACCTGGCGCCTTGCCTCCGGGCACGTCAAAAAAGTGGAAGACGTCGCCGGAGCTATCCGCGTGGAACTGCCAACCCCTTACGTTTTGCCCGTCAAATGGCTGTAACCGTCCATATCGACCAGACCGCGATTGACCGGGCGTTTGCCGAGATGGAGCCGTCCGCGGCCCGGCACAAAACAGCCATCCGCAAAGCGGGCGTCGCCCTCAGCCTGCTTATTCAGGAAACCCTGCGCCAGCAGGGCAAGGACTACTACGACGGCGCGGCGGACGCCACCGCCATGGAAGAAACCGCCGACGGCGTCAGCGTCTCCATCGCCTGGCGCGGCATCGGCCTGCACTGGCTCGGCACGCAGGGCTATCTGGGCGGCCCGCTCCGGCCCACCGGGCGCACCTCGGAAATCACGGGGCAGCCGATCCAAAACCTCGCGATTCCCACCATCAACGCCCCGCGCGGGCATGGAGGGGCCCGGAGCATTTACAGCGCCGGGTTCCGCAAAGACGATTTACAATTCATCCCGTCCAGAAACGGAGGACGCAACGGCAATGTGACCGGCGTCCTCATCCTCAAGACGGCGCAGTCGTCCACCGGAAAGAAAGCGGCCCGGAAGCTGTTCCGCAAAGGAGCCAGAACCGGGGACGTCCTCTACGTGCTTTGCCGCGAAGTCACGATCCCGCCCACGCCGGGGATCCTCCCGACGCTGGACCGGATGGCGCAGCGCGCCGCGGAAACCTACCTCGCCAACATCGGAAACGAATCATGATACCCTCCCTTGACCAAACCATGTGCCAGCGCATCATTGAGCGCCTGCAGAGCCTCGGAACATTGGACTGCCATATCTTTGAGCGGCCCTTTGATCCCCAGTACGCCGCCAATGACATCATCATGTCGGCGATGGGAAACAACGGCGTGGTGCTGGTGTGTCCGGGAGACGCGGACGAATACCAGGACGGGCACGGGCAGACGGAAGCGCCGACCATGTGGCGGCAGTATTTCATCATTGCCGCCGTCTACCACAACGCGGCCCTGTTCCCCCCGGAATGCCTGACGCCCGCCTACTACCTGCGGGCGGTAGGCGACGAAATTGAAGAAGCCCTGTGGAACTGGAACCCTTTTTCCTTTGCCGCGCCCGCGATGATGAAACCGAAAATCAAAGGCCGTTTTTCCTCTTCCGCCGTCATCGACGGCGAGAAGCGGCAAATGAACGTTTTGACCGTGGATTACCGCGTCCCGGTCAATATTAACATCAGAAACAACCCGCAATTCCAATGAGCAGAAGAGCAACAACCAAGAAGAAGGCCGCCAGGCAAGTCCCGGCGGAACCCGAAGCAGCCGGGGAATCTCCCGACCAAACGCCGGCAACGCCGGATGAACTCCGGGAATCCGACGATGAACCATCGTCCACGCCCGACCAAACGCCGGCAACGCCCGGCAAGAAGACCGTCCGGGTCATTCGCACCCGTGCGGAACTGGACGGGGGGCTGGTCATCAGCCTCTCCATGAAAACCGATACTCCGGAACTTCCCGCGCCCGTCGCGGAAGCTCTGCAAACCCTCAACCTTGTTGACATCAAATGAGCAAAGCAACTGCCGCCAATACCGAACCGGACAAAAAGACGGAGCAGGCCGCCGTCATTAACACGAAAATCCGTTTTCTTGCCAGGAAAACCCACATAGGGCGTTCAACGTTCTTGAAAGGGGCGGAAATCCGTGTTACGAAAGAACTCGCCGACAAACTGGAAGCCGACGGCAAGGCAGCCATCATCTACTAACTTTTTTCAAGCATCAGGGCTACTACATACGATCCTATCTTTACCAACCGCAACGTGACGCCGCAGATTACCGGCGTTCTGGCTATTTTCCTCCCCGACGGCATCAAGGTGACCGAGGACGAGGGAGCCTCTTACGTTACCGGCCCCGGCCAATATCCCGAACCTCCCGCCAATCCTCCGGCCGATCCGACAGCCGGGCCCGAAGCGCCCTGGGTGAGTTTCGGGCTGCTGGGAGCGTTCCAGTCCGTCGCCACGCAGGTCGAAGGGGAAGTGACGCGCTTTTACGGAGGCAATCTTGGCTACCGCCAGCAGCGCAAGAACACGACGACCGGCAAGCGGATGACCTTCACCACGCCGGATATGTCCCCCGAATACTTCCAGCTGGCGTTTGCCCTAGGGGCGGCTCCCGCCAACGGCGAGGAATCGACCACCGTCGGACATGGCGGCGATAATAAAATCTCGGGACATATCCGTTTCTGGTATCAGAACGATGTAGGGACAGTCTACTTGACTGGCGTGGCTCACGGGGAGCTGCGTTTGCTGCAGGACCCCGAACACACCACGGCGATCGCTTCACCCCAGTTCGAGTTTGAAATGGATTATCGCGGCGATTACAACTTCACGCCCTCCAATGTGCAGGACGTGACCACGACGCCGGGTTCCTGACGTGTTTCACCAGGGGGCGGATGACGCCCCCGCATCCTTGTTTTTTTCAGGCAGCAGGCAGGTAAATATGATATCAGGACCGTCACGGGGCTGAACCAGTCCCTGGTCGTCCGCGTCGTGGATTTCCAGGGCGACCCCGTCGATATGGGCGGCGTCACCCTGCGCGGAGCCGTCCGCCTCAAGACGGGCGTGACGGAGTTCGGATTTTCTCGAGACGACGAGGGCAACGGCGTGATTTCCTGGGAGTCGGTGCCTGCGGGCATGTGGTCCTATGACGTCTTCATGGACGACGGCAGCGAAGAAAGCCCCCTTCTCTACGGTTGCTTTGTTTCTTCCGGCCGGGTAACGCCGGACTTGCCCGGCGAGCAGCAGGCCGTGGCGGGCGCGGTCGTCGTGCAGCTGCCGGAAGGAAGCGGCTGCGTGCAGGTAGTGCTTGATAATGCGTCCAGCGCCGCCTGGTACGCGGAACAGGCCAAGAAGTACGCGGAGAATTTTAGCCTGTCCGTCGACGAAGTCACCACCGGGGAACCGGGGACGCCCGCCGCTGCGGAAGCCGTCAAAGGGGAGGCTGCAGGCTCCTATAAGCTCTCCTTCACCATTCCCCGGGGGGATGTCGGTCCCGAAGGGCCGGCAGGCCCGCAGGGAGAACGGGGCGAAACCGGTCCCGCAGGGCCGCAGGGCCCCCGCGGCGAAACCGGGGAACGGGGGCCGCAGGGCGAAACGGGCGAGCAGGGCCCGAAGGGAGATACGGGCCCGGCCGGCCCGCAAGGTCCCGCAGGCCCGCAGGGGCCGGAAGGTCCGGCTGGACCCCAGGGCCCTCAAGGGGAAAAGGGAGATCCCGGCGACGTCAATACGGAAGAATCGTATACGTGGAGCCAGCCCCAGTCGTTTTCAAGCGCCATTAACGCCAATGGAGGCGTCAACATCCCGCTTGCCGTGGGGGCGCCAACGGATACGTCAGGAATTAATCGCTTTTATGCGCTGGGAATGGCCGGTGCTGTATCAGCGTTGGTTCAGCCAATATACCTTAATTCCAGTTCGATCACAGTCGCGGGTTCCATTTATGAAAATTCTAATGGTACTCTTGCCGGGTTGACGCAGCGTTTTTCGGTGGGCGCGGCTTCTGCCGGGTCCAATGCGTACGGGTCAGCGGTTATTCCCCTGATAGGGCCTAACGGCCAATTTAATTTCAGTTCCGTCTGCGGCTTTTCTCTCGCGGTCAACGCGACATCCTTCGCCAAATTCACTTTTGGCATAGGCCGCGGCGCAAAAACCATCAGAACCGGTTTGACGATGGATTCTTATTCCATGATTCCAGGGAACGATCTGGCCGCCAACTATGGGGAAATCATTGATGTGACCATCAATGCGCCTTACGACACTGTCAAAAATGGGTATGATATTAGAGTAAGGGAAATTTTTTATGTATCGTCCGTTGGACACTGGCAGGTGAAGACGACAACCGTATTTCTTCCAGTAGGGGCGAATGAATTGATGCCGCAAAGTCTGAACAGGCTTATTTACATGCAGGAAGGGCCGCCGAGTACAGCAGTGCGGGAGGAAAAGGCGGCTCTTTATATGGAGCTGGGAGGTGGCAGCACCAATACCCTGTTCAAGATAGCTTCTCTCCGCGGATTCATTTCTTTCGAGGCAGGAACAGGCGTAAGCACCCTGATCATTGACGCGCGCAATGAGAAAACATATGCCCTTTCAGCTGATGCGGGCACAGGCACCAGGCATCTTTATTCCAATGGAATCACCAATCCCACCTATCACGCATTGGAATCAATGGCCGTCAATGCTATTGAAGCCGAAGAAACGGCTGATTTTGTGGACATTAACATTCCCTTGTAATCATGAATAACGAAGAAATACAAATACAGTTTCCGAAGCCCGGCAACTGGCAGGAATTCACCCTGACAGCCATTTACCCGGACGAGGAAGGGTACACCCGCATAGACCGCTATCAACAGAATGATGTACCAGAGGAGCAGGCCCCGGCTATGCAGTCCGTCGTTGCCGCGTTGGTTGGATTGTCCGAGCCGTGGCAGGCCTGCCAGGTATGGGCGCGGCTGTGTGTGACTATGAATTATGATGCTGCAAATGATCATAGAGAATATGTTTTTGCCGTGGATTTGACCGTGGAGGCCGTCAATCCCCAGGGCAGGCGCAGGGTGTTCACTTCCCGTGATTACCCGGCTTTTGTGATCACGGATCCCGCCGCCGTGGATTTTTTCAAATACTTTACTACCCCTAATCAATAACAAACATAATTCTATGACTGACAACAATCAATGTAATCATGCCGAGGAAATAGCCAAGGATTTTTATGCGGTAGTTTCCGAGGATAACGGCGGCGGCTGGAAGCCCTGGAAAGAATTAACCGAGCCACAGCGGGCAGCGTTTGTGCGATTGGCGCAGCAAGCCCTTCCCATTATCGGCAGGCATGCGCTGGGGGATGTCCGCAACTACCTTTTAGGGCAGGCCAAGACCTCCACCGGTTGGAAAAAATGGCTTTACTGGGCCGGGGTAGGAATCGCAGGGATCGTCCTTGGTGCCCTGGGAATGTCCCTCTCCGGCTGCGGCCATTCCGTGGACGTAACGCCGGACAAGACGGTGGTCTGCAAGGACGGCTCCTGCCTAGTGCTGGAACCGGGCCATATCTCCTATTCACAGGCGCAACCCGAAACGGACGTTCCGCCCGTCGTGCAGGTAATTCCCTCCAAGAAGTAACACCATGTGCAAACTCTCCGAAGTACCGGCGCGGTTCATGGATTTTGCCAAGGCGTCACCCGTGTTTGCCTGCGTCATGCTGTCGCTGGTCATTTGCGGCGCGTCCTGCTGGTACATCGGAGATGTCATGGGACACCATAATGACCGGCTGTGTGACCTGATGACCATGCAGACACAGGCCCAGGTTGAGACGGCCAAGGCGATCCAACTTCTTGCCGTCAGAATAGAAAATATAGAAAGGAAACTGGAAAAATGAATAAGCTGTTGAACCCTTCCCTTTTGCTTCCGATGACAGGGTGCGCGATGGGCGTTGCTTTTGCCGCATTCGGCGACACGGTGGCGGGCCTCGTAGCGTTCTGTTTTCCCCTGGCAGTACTGTTGCTCCTTCGAGTTCATGAATGCTGATCAACTGTAAAGTTTTGCTTACAAGTTCAATCATATTAACAACCAACCATTAAAGGAGAATACTCATGAAAATAGCCATTGATATTGGACATGCCAACAACACCGGATCCCGCGGGAACGGGCTTGAAGAACACGCCGTCGCCGTGACGATCGCCGAATGCCTTGCCCCCATGCTTCAAAAACTGGGCGCCAAGGTGGACGTGATTGACTTTCCTGGCATGAGCAATGCCCAGGATTTGAACGCCACCATCAAGGCCGCCAATGAAGGCGGCTATGACTTCGGCATCTCTCTGCATTGCGACGCTTCCGACAATCCCCAGGCCCATGGGGCCCATGTATGTTTTTACCCGGGCAGCGTCAAGGGCAGCAGGCTGGCCATGTGCATCGCGGAACCTCTTTCCCGCCTGCTTCCCGGCCGGGCCAATACCGTGCAGTCGCGTCCGGGCCTCGCCGTCCTGAAAAGGACCCGCAGTCCGTGGGTGCTGTGCGAATGCGGCTTTATCACCAATCCTGAAAACGCCGCCCTGATGAAGGACCATCCCGGACGCATTGCCGAAGCCATTGCCGAAGGGGTGAAGGACTACCTCAACCAGTAACCGCCCATGACCTACCAGGCTCCCTACGCAGCCCGCTACGTTTCTGCCGCCGGCAACCAGATTCAGCTGCTCAACCTCTGGGACGATACGCCGGAGCCGCCCCGCTTCGGCGGTTCCATGGAGGCATTTGAAACGTCGCTGGTAGACGGCCCCAGGGCGTTTGCGCAGGGGCTTGGGAGCGCCGTGGAGCAGCGCACCATCGCGTTTTACCGCTGGTTCGTCTATTACCAGGATATGGCCACCTGGCAGGAGAACATGGCTCTGTGGCTGGCCAGCAACCAGAACGGCTATCTGTACCTGCAGTTCGCCGAACAGCCGCAATGGCGGTTTGCCGCCGTCATCACCGGCTACCAGTTTGAAACCGAGAACTTCGTCCCGCCTCCGTCTCCAGAGGACGGCTATCTGTGCCTGCTGGTCACGCTGACCATGACCGTTACCGACAGGACCCCGGACAATTCCAACTGGGTTTTTTCCGTGACGCCCGCTTCTTTTGACGTGCCCGTCCAGGGGGGTGAATATACCGTGAACGTGGAATCTTCGTTTACCCCGGGTCCGGTCGGGCAGGGGTGGCAGATAGCCGACGTCTCCGAAGGGTTGACCGTCTCCGATATCGTCAACGGCAACAACGGGATATTCAAGGTTATCGTCGCGGCCAATGAAGGAGACCAGGACAGGACCATGTCGCTCCAGGTCATTCAGGACGGAACAGGACAGGCTGTTGAGGTTGAATTTCGTCAGCTTCAACCCTCTTACTCATTCAGCCTTGCTCCAAGCCAGGTACAGGTCCCCGTTACTGGAGGAAGCTACCAGGTTCAGGTGACTTCCTATTATGACCCGGGGGAAGTCAGCGTTGACTGGACGCCCAATTCTCCCAGCTCTTCCGTTGTCATTTCCGATATCACGAACGGAAATAACGGGTCCTTCACGTTAACCGCGGCGCCCAATGAAGGAGCGGCCGGCTCCGTCGTCGTTTCCGCGACACAGGCGGATTCCGGTTTAAAACAGACAATCCGTGTATTGAGGGCAGGACTGGTCACCCGAAATCATCAGCTTCCCCCGCCCGGAGGGGAATACTCGGATAATCCGATGAGTTATTCCTCGTGGAGGTTTATTCCCTCGGACGTTTATCCGGACTTCCCGGAAGGCAACCCCGAAGGAAAGGGACTGACGCTGCAGGAAATCATCACGACGAACCCCACCAGCTCCAATTCCGGCACGTTAACGCTTTACCGGGTGGAAAACGGGTCTGCCTCTCTTCTGGCGACCAGCAGCGAGGCGGTTTCCACCGGAGAAGGCGGGAACGTGAAATGGACGTTTTCGCCCGGCGTGGAAATCCGTTCGGACTGGCAGCTGGTCGTGGAAAACCAGAACGGCATCTATGAGCAGCATGCCATGCTGGCCAGCCCCCAGTCATTTGACGGTCTCGGAGACGAGTCCTATCCCGCGGCAGCCACGGCGCCCGGACGTACGTTCGGATTATCCCTCGTCATCCGCTACACTTCCACCGAATACCCATCTTAACAGAATAATCCATCATGAACAAACAACAACAAAACGGAATAGAACGGCTTTTCATTGAATTCGCCGAAGAATGCGGCAAGAACCCGAACCTGAACCAGGCGGCGCAGGAATTGAAGGAAAGCGTCTTTGCTGCCTCCCAAGCCGCCGGCGTCGATCCTTCCCATGCCTTCGGCGTCATCATCCGGGATATGATGATCCTGGAATCCTTGCAGAAACGCGTGGATGAATCCCGGACGGCGCTCACGTCCGGGAATTTGCCCGCTTTCGTCGTCGAAGAAGTCCGCGCTCAACGATAACCCTCCACATTTACCACAATGGCCACCAAGAAAGAAATTGAAATCAAGCTCAAGTCCACGCTGGACGGAAAAGGCGTGGAAGAAGCAAAACAGCAGATCGACGCGCTGAACAAGTCTACGGAGCAGTTGGATAAAGACAGCAAGCAGGCAACCAGGAGCGTGAAGAACATGGGGCAGGGGGCCTTGCAGGCTGCCTACTTCTTCGATGACTTGCAGTACGGCATCCGGGGCATCATGAACAATATTCCAGGGCTGGTGATGGGCTTCGGAGGCGGCGCAGGTCTGGCCGGCGCGATGTCGCTTGCCGTTCTCGCCGGGGCGAAGCTTTACGAATGGATGGGAAAAACGGAAGACAAGTCGGCGGATCTCGCCAAAAAAATGAAGGAGCATAGCAAAGAGATTGCCGAATCTGCTCGTCAGGCTATCCGGGCAAGTTATCAGGCTTTGCAGGAATTCAACCAGCAAGAACGTACCAAGACCGTTAATGAAGAGTATCAAAACTATATAAAGGGCATTACCCGGGAATTTGAATATCAGACGGAAGAGCTTGAAAAACAAATTCGCTTGAGACGGGAGGAAGCGGCCCGCCAGAAAGGCGTTGATACACGCCAGGCGGAGCTTGACCGCGTTAACTTGGAGAATGACTACCAGGAAGGAAGAATCACCAAGAGGCAGCGGGATTACGGCTTGATGATGGTTGATCAGAATCTGGACCAGAAAATCCGGAATCGTGATTTAGGCGTGGAGCAGGCTAACTATATGGATATTGGCAAACAGCTTGCGGAGGCAGTCAAAGCCCGAGATGCCGCGGAAGCTCATGCTTTTGATATGCAGTTCAAGCAAGGGAACCTTCCTTCTCTTCAAAATATTCTTGGACTTTTACAGCAGCAAGAACGATCTCAACGGAGTATTGATGAGATAAATGAAAAATTACCCGAAATACAAAAAGCAATACAAAGAAGAGAAATAGGAGTGAAATATGCCCCAAATGCCACTCGCCGTGAGGACGCTCAACGATACTTAATTCAAGCACAAGAGGAAAATCAACGTCTTTTAGCTGCTCGTACAGCAGCGCAAGAAGAATTAAATGCTGCCCAATCTGGATTGGGAGAATTTCAAGATTCATTGAGATCCGGTGGCGTAAATCTTGAATTTGACTATGAACAAGGAACAGATGTTAATAGTCGCTTCAAACAAGCATCAGCTGCGGTAGAAGAGTTTAAGAAGAATACGGACGCCGCGAAAAAACAGTTTGATGACTTAACGGAGAAAGCCGGTTCTTTGGGGGATGCAATGGCTTCGGCCGAAGCGTCTATCAAAAATATGGAACAAATAGATGCTATTCAAAATCAAATAGACGCCGGCAAGGTTAAATCATTTAACATGCAAAGAGACAGGGAAGAAGCAGAGGAAGCCCGAAGAAATGAAGAAAAAATAAAGAAGGCTCGTGAACGGGCCGAAAGGGAGGCTCAAAAGCAGACTGCCGAGAGGCAGCAGGCGATGATCCGCGGCATTACTCTTGAAGGCGTTCCCGAGCATCCTACCGCCCAGCAACGCGCCCGGATTGCGGCTGCCCGCGAAGCTTTGAATGCAGGGAAGAAACGCCTTGCGGAAAGTATTTCGGCAACAGATACGGAAATCGACCCCAGCGAGCTTCAAGGCGTGTTTGACGTGATGGGAAACGTATTGAGAGAAAAAGGACAATACGCAAAAAAATTGATGGATTATTTACAAACCATAGCAAGAGCACAGGCCAGCAAGGTAAATGCGGTGCAGGCAGATACAGAAAAATATGTAGATGCTAAATTCGAGGAAATCTTGAAAATAGTACAGAAGGGCAACGGAAGATTGCAAACAGGAATAAACAGGCTTGCCGGAGGCTTTTAACAGCTTTTAGGCTTGCACTAACGCCGGTTTATAGCACCATATCAATATGCCTAAATATTACGTCGCTTCCAGCTCAAACAATGCCGAGGGGCCCTACTCTTTTGAAGAACTTGAAGCCTTGTACAAGGAAGGGAAAATCTTGTCAGAAACTTTTGTTTGCCCTGAAGTTTGCCCTGAAGGAGGTCAAGAGTGGCTATCCTTTGGAAGGGTCTATCATCTGACTAAAAACACCAATAGAAAAGAAGAAGAAAAAGAAACGGAGCGGCAACCAAAGAAGAGATTTGTTGACATTCTTTTAGATAAGTCAGAAAAAAGAAGAGAAGAAAGACTATTAAAGGAAAAAGTTCCTAAAGGGAATCTTATTGAGTCAAAAAAAGAATCTATTTTAGAAAAAGATCCTTCTTGGAAAGAAAGTCAAGAATGGGATGAACAAGAACCTCTAAAAATTACAGTTGAAGGTATATTTCGTTTTGTAGGCATAATTGCCCTCATTGCTGGATTTATATTGTTTTGTAACAATGTAGAAGAAAAGCAAACCGAAATAGGCTTTATTTACTTGGTTTCCGGGGCCTTCTCCTGCCTTGGCTGTTTCTGGTTCGCGAAGGTTCTGACGTTGCTCCAAAAGATCGCCGATAAGAAATAAACCACTAACCATTTTACAAGCAGCAGGAACCACGACATCACCATCAATGACTTGCTGGGCCTCAAGCCGTCGAGCCTGACCCACGACCAGCAAAGCTTTTCCGCCTCCGCCATCACCGCGGTTTATCCCGTCCGCACCTTGGGCGAGGTCTTGCCCTTCCAACAGTTCGACACTGTCACCATTTCCCAAAACGGGAACACCATTCTTTCCGGTCTCGTTTCCAGCATCGAAAAGACCTACAGCGGCTCTTCCCGTGCGTGGAAAATCGTCTTTTCCGACCCCTGGTATTGGCTGGACAACTGCTTTGCGCTGGATTCCGAATGGAAGCCGGTCTTTTCCATGTGGAATAAAGTCAGCGGAGGGGGCGGCATCATTCCGAAGATAAGCATTTCCTCCGCGCTCTCCCGGGTGCTGAACCTTGCCAAACACCACCCGGCGGACTACGAGCTGCGTATCAGCGACGACAAGATGCTGATTCCGTGGAACGCCTCCTGCGATACGCTGGGCAGCCTCCTTCAATCCATCCGCCGCTGGTCGCCCCGGATGGTCTCGTACTACGACTACAGCGGAGCGCGCCCCAAGCTCATCATCACGGACTATGACGCCCTGACGCCCATTGCGCTTCCCTTGCAGCCGACGGAAACGGTCAAGTCCATAGACGTTTCCCTTGTCCCCCGGGCCGACCTCGTGCCTCCCTGCGTGGCGATTGTCGCCGAAACCACCGGAAGCAACGGCTATCGCGTCTCTTACCTGTCCAAATACCCGGAAGACGGAGACCCGACCTTGCCGCACTCCATCGTTTACCGAACGTCAGTAGACTTCTATTATTCTAAGTATAATTCTACAGGAGAACCGGTAGAAGATCCTCAACCGGTACAGGGAACCAGGGCCGGCAGCCTGTCCTACCAGCGCATGAAAGTGACGGGGACCCGGATTGACCAGAACGACATGATCAACAGTTTCTGGAAGAATCATTTCCCCTGGATGAAAGACGTTGGAGCCATTGCGGCCTATGACCCAACACCGGAAATCACCGGGAAGCCCTGGGACGGAACGGAGGAAGACAAACCGAAAGGCTATAATACCACGGCCACGGGCTATGAACTGACGGATGGGCAAATTCATACCAAATCCATCCGGCCGCAGTGGTGCAATGCCACCATCAAGCAGCGTCTCGCCATCCCGGAAAGCGCCCCTGCCAAGTGGCGGGAGAAATTCAAGAATGTGGGGACCTTGCAGGGTGTGCCCTGCTTTTGGGAAGAATTCTCGGTGGATCTGGTCACCATGGACCGCCCCTTTGCGAGCTACCCCATCGACGGCATCTACAACGGGGATCAGCCCTCCAACGGGCCGGAAGAAGGGGAATCGCCGGAACCGTCGGAAGGTGTGCCCTATGGGGACATTGCCAAAACGGTGTGGGAATCCATGCAGGAATTGCCCTGGGACGGCTCTATATCCTTTGTCGCGCTGGGGGATGCTCAAACGCGGCAATACATGGGCCGCCGCGTCTCGCTGCTGGGAGGAAATCCCGCATGGCAGAATATCAACACCATGATCCAGACGGTGAACCGCGACCTGCAGACCAACGTCATCACGTTGTCCTATGGAGCGCCGGAACAACTGGGAATTGAAGAATGGGTAGAATTGAAGCGCGTGAATGCCACATCACGCAGATCCTCCACGCTGGAAAACATGCAGGGCGCGCCGGAATCGACGGAATACGCCTTTGACCCCAAGCCGGAATCTCCGACCATCAGCCAGCATATTACCAAGTCCACCGGAGAAGCCACGCCCGCGCCGGAATACGGCTTTCAGGTGCGGGTACAGAAAGATACGGAGGGCGCCGTCACCGGGGCGCAAATCAAGCCCGGCGCGCTCTACCTGAACGGAAATCTGCTCGGCAAATACCCGCAGGGGGGCAGTTCCGGGTCCTCGTGGGTGCAGCTCACCCAAACCAGCGGGGAAGTATGGCTCAACGTCCACTTTGACCAGGACGCCAAATTGACGGGCGTTGACGTCTCCGGCATTCCGGGGACGGTGTACCCAATCAGGCTTGACGAAGAAAAACCGGGCGTCAACTTCGACTATTCCTTCCTGATTGCCGACATCGAAGACGACCAGGTGACGCAATACGCCATGGGAATGATTCAGATACCGGTCTTCGGAGGAACCTTCTACCCCTATGGTCCTGCTTAACCAGACACATCATGATCAGAATTTACCTATTCACCTATGCCGGCGACGCCGATGAAGCTCTCGTCTGCGTCCGGTGCGCTGCGGCGGCCCTCCCCGAAGCCGTCATCACGGTGGTGGACGATGAATCCACTCCCATTGCTGAACGCGCCAGAACTGCCCTTGTTGAAGCCGGGGCGCGGTATTGTCAAACCAGCTGGCCAAGGAACGGGAACCTACGCGGGCCGGAATGCGTCCGGGGCATCATTTCCACGCTGGCCGGGGAAGCGGAGGACGAAGACATCATCGTCAAAATCGACTCCGATACGCTCCTGTTGTCGGGGGACTGGGTCCGAGACATGCAGCTCCATGGGCTGGCGCTCCATGCCTCCGGCTACCAGGTCCCCAGCCACCCTTCCGAACGTTCCGCCTATGGGCCGTGTTACGCCATCAGCGGCCGGGCGGCCAGACTGGCGGCGAAGGAGCTGGAACAGGCTGACCTTCCTCCGCTCGCACCGGAAGACCTCACCATCTGCCGGGCGGTTCAGAATCACTTCCCCACGGAACAAATCCGCCTTGATGAACCCTGGACGCCCTTTTACCGGGAAGGGAAGTGGACGGCCTGGAACTGGTTCAGCATCGCCGTGACTCCGCAGAAATACGCGGATTTCTGGATGGTTACCTTCGGCAACCCGCGCCCAACGAACATCCCGAAATCTGAGCGGGCCCGCGCGATGGACGCCTTGTTCCGCTACCGTTTCCCGCAAAACGAAGACGGATCATGTTGTTGACGTCAACAACATGATCAGGGAGGGGAAGGAGGCTAACGGGCCACGCCGACTGCGATCTTGCTCATGGCCGCCTGGACGTCCGCAGAATCCGGACGGAAATAGACCCGTTCAATTTCTTCGGAATCGTGCCCGACGATGAAGCGGCATAAATCCGGGGACACACCGGCCAGGCGCAGGACGGTCACGGCGGTCGCCCGGAGGCTGTGGAAGCTCTTTTCCGAAAGCCGGTGACGGTCGCCTCTTACTTCCCCGGGCATTTCGCGGATGATTCCGTACGTTTTCAAGAGTGTGGTGAACTCCGTGGAAAGCTTGTCGGAACGCCCGCCCGCATGGGCATGGCGAAGTGCCGCCAAAGGGAACACGTAATCGTTCACCCGGTTGAGCAGACGCCTTTCCAACACCTCTTTCAAGGGCTGGATGATCGGCTTGTTCATGCGGCGCCGGCTCTTCTGCGTGGTCATGAACAGGAAGGAGTTCTTCAAGTCAATCTGCTCCCATTTCAGCGTCGCCAGGTCTCCGAGGCGCTGGCCTCCGGTGTAGAGGCACACCCGCACCAGATCCGGCCATTCGTCCGGGAAGCATTCAATGATGGTATTTACTTCCTCCATCGTGAACGCGCCGCGCAGCTGCTTTTCCGCCTGGTGGTCCGACCGGGAAGGCATGACGCCCCGGAACGGATTCCGGGAAAGGATCTCCCGGTCTACAGCGACATTGAACGCCGTGGAAAGCGTGGACACGTAGCGGATGACGGTGCCTGCGGAAACGCGCTCTAATTCAGTTTCTACAAAATCTTTAGCCATGCCTTTATTCAAGGCGGCCAGGGGCATATTCCGTCGGTCTCCGAGGTACGCCAGCAGCCGGCGGACGGCCATGCCGTCCCGCTCATAGGCCCGCTTCTTGTTTTTCCGTCCATCCAGCCAGTCAAACAGGAACCGGCTCACCGTCATGCCGTTCATGGTGGCTTTCAGCACGCCCGCTTGATCTCCGGCAATGGCCTTCACCTTGTCCAAGTCAAAAACCCCATAGCGGGCTTCCTTCTCCATCTCCTGGGCGACGAGACGCGCCCGCGCTTCATTTTGCGACATGACCGATTTCTTATTCGCTCCCGGGAGAAGCGCCCTGGGAACCACGTCGATTCCGGTGGTTTTCCGCAGCTCTTTGCCGTCCAGAGACCGGAAGACGGCCACCCATTTATTGTTGCGTTTGATGATGCCTGCCATAGTGCTGTACAGTCCTTAGACAATGTACAGTCGCATGTACAGGGTACTTTTTTCTGTCAGGTGCTTTCAGGTGCGCTCAAAACTGCGCAAAACGTAGGAAAATCAAGACCCATTCCGTCGTGTGCTGACGAAAATTGGCATCGCGTACGGGACTCGAACCCGTGTTGCCCGCGTGAAAGGCGGGAGTCCTGGACCGCTAGACGAACGCGACTTGAACCGGCTTTGACAACATCTTGGAGGCGGGAGCGGGAATCGAACCCGCGAGTCATTCCAATATATATATAGGGGGTATTTTGTCATGATTTTACTAGGATTTTGAGGTTTGTTATTGATGAATTTACTACGCTGTACTACGTTTTTCCTATGGCGTCCTACTACAAGCGCAAGGATAGTCCCTATTACTGGGTTGGCGTGATGCGTCCGGATGGGCGGCGGAAATACCGCGCAACAAAAATCAGGCATGACCAGCCTGGGGCCCTGCGGCGCATTCTGGAATATGTGCGCGGGCTGGAGAAAGAGGAACACATGGCCCGGAATGAAGATGGCCGCCAGTTGTTCAAGGCGTGGGTGCCGGCGTTCCTGGAAGAGTTTCAACGTGAAGGAACGCGCCGCCGTTATCAGGTGGCATGGAGGCATTTGGATTTGTTTTTCAGGCTCCGGGATGTTCAGCATCCGGGAGAAGTGGATTATAACCTGTTGAAGGATTATGTGGCCTTCCGGACTGATGCGGCCATGGCTAAGGAGTACGGCTGGCGCGCGTGTACCCGCAATAGTGCCATTCTGGAGCTGAAGGTGTTGGGGCGCATCATGACGGAGGCGGTAAGAAAGGGCTATATTTTCGCAAACCCGTGTTATCACATGGGCTTGCGAAAAGACCCGGCGCGGGAGAAAAGGGAAATCACGAAAGAAGAAGAACGGCGCATTGTGGAAGCCTTGAAAAAGGCTCCGGAATGGATGCGGGATTCTTTCATGATTGCCATGAAGCAGGGGTGCCGGCTGAAGGAAGTGCAGGTGCCCGTGGAAAGGGTGGATCTGGAACATGATACTATCCGTTTTCTTGGCAAGGGGGGCAGGATGCACGAGGCTCCTTTGCATCGTGACGTCAGGCCGATTGTGGAAAAGGCCATGCGGGAGGGGCGTTCCAAGCTGGTTCATCTGCCTGGAAACGCAAGCAAGCAATGGTGCCAGTTTTTTGACGATTTGGGGATGCCTGATTTGAGTTTTCATTGTACGCGGGTAACGGTAGTAACCCGGCTTGCCCGTGCAGGCTTTTCTGAAGGGCAATGTATGCAGTACGTGGGGCATGCCTCGGAACTGGTTCATGCGATTTATCGGAAGCTGAAAGCGCGTGATGTGGCTCAATTAGGGGATGTTTTGTAGGCGTCAAGGTTGCGTTGCGGAATGCCGTGGGGGCCAGTAGGGCTTTTGCGTTCCTTGTACGGTCGGAATTCTGGGTTTGCTCTGAGCCATGCCAGGGCATCTTTAATCAGGATGCGGCCGCCTGGGAACGGACAGCCCCATTTTTTCATTGCGGAGGTGAAAGCCATGGTAACTCCAAGCGCGGCGGCAAGCTGGGTCTGATTAAGGAGTCTCGTGGAGTTGCTCGGCAAGTTGCGGAGTTCTTCTTTTTCTTTTTGGGTCATTGGTGTGTGGGGTGGTTAGAGATGGATAATATAAGGGGTGATGGCCGTGCAGGGGTGGCCGTGGCGTTTGATGTGTTCGGCGTAGGATGATATTGGGATGTGATAGCGGCAAAAGGTGCCGGAAGTCCGGTGGGTTTGTAGGTAGCAGGTTTCCCCGTCCGTTCCGGTTCGGCGGCTGATGACGCAGGCTCCTAAATTGAGGGGGATAGTCGTTACGGTGGTGTCGGTAGTATCCAGATCGGCGGCATTGATTTTGTAGTCAATTTCCTGTTCCGGAGCCCATAGTTGACAGTTTCCGCAACATTGGCAAGCGGCGGAATTGAAGTTGTCTTTAATGTAGCTTGTTTCCGTTTTGTAAATATGCATAATTTTTTATTTGATAATTTATGAAAAGTGTATTTTGAGTATTTGATTGTGCCATACATAAAATAGAATCTTGTCTGTTTTTAAGGCGAGCCATGGAAAATTCTGTTCATCCTTGATAAATATAATATCTTTTTTTTCTGCGGTGTTCTCTAATTTTCTAAGTAACTCCAGTGCAAATGTGCTAGTAGTCTTTATTAAAACACTAGGATTTTTCCCGAAAGATGCCGTATAGATGTGTATTTCAGATTCATTTTTCATATTCGTATTTTATTTGTAAGGTTGTTTGTGCTAGCCGGATAAGTTTGAGTGTTTTTTTTGAAGATGGCGCCGTTTTGGCGTTTTTTAAGGGTGTAATTTATGATAACTCTTTTATATTTAATAATTTATCTAATGGCGCCGTTTTTGTTTTTCGAGTTTTCCGGGCGTTTCTGATTCTCATTCCGAGATCAAGCCGGTTGTGGCAACGTTGGCAAAGAACTATTAAATTAGGATAGGCGTTGTTTTCCGGTCCCTCCAAGTATTGGATATGATGGACGGTGAGAACAACCTTACTTCCTGTGATGGGGTGAGCCTGATAGTTTATTGCCTGGCAGAGTTCGCACTTGTTTCCGGCGCGATGTCGTTCACGGAGGCTGATAAACTTCCAGTCAGGCGGATATTTCGATTTATCTTTGATCGGCATTATTCTTCCTCCTTTCCATTATCGCCGCTTGCTCGTTAGTGATATAACGCCACGATTGCGGAGGACGGGTCATGCCGCGGGCTTCTCCATAGGCTAGGATCGCTTTCTGTTCCGGCGTCAGTTTCATTTTTCCCGTCTTTTCCGGTTGAGTATTTTTCTTTTAATTTCCTTCCAGTTGTTGCCGATTGAGCCGGTGCATATATCCTTGACTATGGAGCCGTCATACATTGCTTCAATGTGCATGGCGTCAATTTTTAAGTGGGCTTTCCATACGTTAAGGCCGTATTTCCTTCTTTTGGCCGGAGCTTTCATAGTGATATTTGATTAAGCGTTTAATCCTCAGGCAACGGATATTCCGGGAACATGATTATTTCCCCTTCACTCAACTTTTTGCCTATGTCCTTAGCTTCCTCTTCGAGTGCTTTTATTTGTTCGCGGATTTTTAAAAACCGCTGAATAGCAACATTATTTTCCGCTTCTTGCGGCGATATTCGGAAGGCAATCTGTTTGGCTCCTTTCCCTGACTTGTCCATGCCGTCCTTACGGATATTGAAAGTGTAAAAAGCATTCCATTTCTCTGTAGTGGTAACAGCAAAGAAATTTTTCATATAGTCGCAAACGACAATGCCAAAATCCCAATATGCTTTTTTTTCCTTTTCGTAAAATGGAGGCTCAACAAGGAAGCGTATCAGTTCACCGTTTTTGATGTCGTCAAATTGTCTTGTCTTTTTCATGGGGATTATTCGATTTCTTCAAGATAGTCTAAGGCTCCTGCAAGGCATTCCGTGGCCTCCGTCATGGAGCAAATGGCATTTTCAGATTGCTCTATGCGGTTAAGCATGTTTTCCGGGAGGTTGTCTTTATACTCTTCTTCTTCAGCCAAGATGTCTGCCAGTCTTGCATGAAGGTTTTGGAGGTCGTCATGCAGGTCTTCTATTTCTTTGCGGCGTTGTTTATTCATGGTGTCAGGCGGCGGGAGTGGGAGTTGTGTGAATGGCGTTCTGCGCTTTCACGGATTGCAGATAGACCAGGTTTGCAAGCAGGATGCCCTTGGGGACCTTGCTTCCTTTCGTGATGATGTCTAATTTTTCCGCGTCCGCGGCGGAGATGTCGGTATAGACCAGTACCTTTTCCGTAGTGCCCTGTCTGCTGGTGGGAGTTATTGTGTTGTCCATACGCGCACATTTTCACATATGTAAAAATATGTCAACCTATAAATCTCTCATATGTGAAAAATAAGTAAAAAAAGGATTGATTGGTTTTCACATTTGTGAAAATGTTTGCTCATGGAAGATTTTAAGCAAACCGTAAAAAATTGGCTACGGAGCAAAGGGAGAAAAGTTGACTGGCTTGCGGATCAGTTAGGAGTATCAAGACAAACGGTGTATTCTTGGTTGTCTGTTGCAAGACAGATTCCTAAAGGTCATAAGAACTTTATAGAGAAACTCATAAGAGAAGATAATGAAAAAGAAGTTCTTCAGAACATATCTACACAAGTTGTTTTAGAGTTTTCCCCGGAACAGTATGCTGTTGTAAAAGCAGAGGCGGAACGCCGTGGGCTTACAGTTGAAGAATGGGCTAGGGAGGTGTTGCAGTCCTTGGCTAATGTAACTGTCCGGGTAAGAGCGTGATGATAGTGTAGGAAGAGTTGGGAGGGGGCCAGAGAGACGGGTGTACAGGTATTGACTTACAGGTGTAATTAATTAATATTTCTTAAAGATGGTTATAACAACCCCCAAAACATTGCTGCGATACCCAGGAGGAAAGCGAAAGTTGGCTCCGTTTATTGCCGAGTTATTGGATGTTAACGGACTGAAAGGTGGAGTGTATGTAGAACCTTATGCTGGTGGGGGAGGCGTAGCTATGGAGTTGTTATTTAATGGATTGGTAGATAAAGTAGTATTGAATGATAAATGTAATAGGCTATGTGCTTTTTGGAGAGCCTTATTATCTGATCCAGTAAGATTTGCTGAACTGGTGATGACCGTTCCCCTGAATATGGAAGAGTGGAAGAGAAGAAGAGAGGTTATAAGAACTCCCCATGTTTATGATCAGTTTGAGGTAGGTTTTTCTCTGTTCTATTTGAATCGTACTAATTTTTCAGGAGTAATTGCTGGGGGCGTGATTGGTGGATATGAACAGAAGGGAAATTATAAAATGGATGCCCGTTTTCCACGCAAACGTTTAGCCAGGTTAGCTCAGGAATTTGCGTGGTATCAGGATAGAATCACGGTATGTTGCAAGGATGCCGTAAGTTTATTACGGGAGGACGTGCCCCATGTTGGGAAAAAGGTCTTTTTGTATTGTGACCCTCCTTATTATCACAAGGGGCAGCAGTTATATATGAATGCCTATGGACATGGGGATCATGCTGAAGTAGCGCATGTTCTGCAAAGGGAAGTAGGCATTCCTTGGGTAGTTTCCTATGATGCTGAACCTGAAATTATGAAGCTTTATTCCACTTGCCGCCAATTTACGTTTGATTTGCAGTATAGCGCACGTAAGAAAACGATGGGCAAGGAATTATTTATTTTGGGACCTGGGGTGCAAATGCCCCAGATCCCTTCTTTGGAGTGCATCAGGGCTGCTGTGGCGGCTCAAGATGTTCAAGCATGAGTTTTACTGCTGCTAGAGTTTTATAAAATGTTGTGTAAACTACTTCCATTGTGGGATGATCAAAGATACGGTGTGTGTAGTTGTTCATGCTCTCTATGGAGTAATCTGATTCTCCCCTTGATGATTGGGGGGCTTCTCTTTGTGCAGTTAAATTGATAAAGGCATCTTTTGGTTCCCGGGTGAGTAGCCTTTTTGACGATAGATAGTCTTGAGCTTTCAGGAGCAGGGTTCGTAAGTTAATATCCCTGATCCTCTCCTCGTTCTGCGTTTGGCATGTTGGAATATCATGTTTTTCACAGAAGATTTTAACTGTTAATTCAATGAAGCAACGCCAAAGCACAATATAAGCTAGAGGGGTTTCTGTTTTCAACTTTAGCAATTCTTGTTTTATAGTGGCGAGTTTTGATGCTTCTACAGAAGTAATGCGTAGTGTTTTGAGATGCTTTTTTAGAGCCTGTGGGGTATTATGGGGAGGCGTGGGGCGAGTTCCAGTTCCACCGCCAGTTCCGCCAGTTCCGCCAGTTCCACCAGTTCCACCAGTTCCACCAGTTCCACCAGTTCCACCAGTTCCACCAGTTCCACCGCCAGTTCCACCGCCAGTTCCATCAGGTTCACCGTCTGTCCCGTCGGCAGACGTTTCTATATCTCCCGAATATGTAGAAATATGTTGAAGATGATAACGTCCAATGAGAATTTCTTCTTTAAAAGTTTGTTTTCGAACGTCATCAAATGTAAGAGCTGGGTCGTTTTCATGAAGTTTGGGGTTTTTTTCTATACCCAGATCATAGAATAAATGGTCTAGAGATATTTTTAATTCTAGAGGGATATTACTGGGGTATTTCTTTTCAACTTCTTCAATAGACATTCCTAAGACTTCCGTTAATCCTTTATTAAAAGCTTCTTGAAGCAGTGTTAGCGGATAGTCCGATTCCCATTTTTCCTTGTACTTAGAGTCTATAGGAATATGTGAATTTTTCTGAAATTTTAGTGCGAGTTGGGCATGGTACCATAAAGGAGAAGAAGGCCCTTTTTTTATGGTTCTCTGAATGATGCCCCAGTCGCTCGTAGAGGCAGGAATACTGGAGACGTGCTCTCTTTCTATGTATTGGTTTTCTTCTTCAGAAGTGTTAGCTTGCCAGCATGGTACGGTGTCATATTTTTGTTTCCATGTTGCATCAATGCTATTGATCATATTGATGCAATCAGAAGGTAAGTCTAGTCCGTCTGGAGAGAGATGGCCGTGCAAAAGCTTAAGAATAGTTGTTCTCCTATTTCCGTCTTTGACTATATATCTGTTCTTAACTTTTTCTACTGTAATAACATTTGCATCTGTATAACCTTCCCGGATACTTTTCATTAGCTCCCGGAAATTTTTTATTTTATAATGGATAAGCTCTTTGGCCAGTTGCTTCTGTGTCCTTCCGGGCGTACGATCTTTCAACCTTGGGTTTTCATCGTGAAGTCTCAAGGAAGAAACTTTTAAATATTTTATTTTACTCATAATGTTATTTTTTGACGATACAGACAAGAAGCTTGATGATGCTGGCAGCAACAAGCCACCCCATGGAGAGAAGAAGGGCAAGCAGGATAATAAGGCCAAATCCGGCCAGAGGTATGCGGGATATTTCCGGTACTGGATAAGTGCGGATGCCGGTGATAAGAGTTCCGATGAAGGTTAATACCGCAAAAAAGATGCAGACATTGGCCGTTCCGGTGGCAAGGGAAAGGGCGGATTCCTGTTCAGAGGCTTTATCCTTTCCCTTTTTGGAATTGGGGGCTGTCTGGCTGATGACGGTAGGAATAGCCGTGAAACTGTGCTGGCAGTGCGGGCAAATGCAGGGCTTGCCGACATAGTGATCCGGGCAGGTGATATTATTGTTACAGTTTGGACAAGTAGTGTTCATTGGTGAAATATCCTATATTTAGCTTAATTTTGAAGGTGCGGACAAGTTTTTTTTATAATGTTAGAATTGATGCTGGCCAAGCAGAGTGAAGGGGGAAACATAAAAAGCCCATGGCCGGAGCCATGGGCTTGTGGGAAAAAGCTGGTGTGACAAGTCAGATGAGGGCAAGATTGTTATCCTGCAACGCACTCTGAAGACGTTCCGCTTCCTTTGGAGTGAGGGGCGTCCGGTTTTTGATACGGGCATTCAGGGTACGTTGTTCCAAGCCAATGAGCCGGGCTATGGCCGATTTATTGAGCAGGGCGGAGGCGCGGGCCAGGCTTTCAATAGTAGGGGGAGGAAGGGGAATGGGGCGGTTGATGGCGCGGGCCGTTTCCAGCCAGTCCTGAATAGCGCGCTTGGCTTCCGCCAGGGCAGCTTCTTCTGTAGGGCCGTCCGCCATGCAGCCGGGAAGCTGGGGGACGGTGGCGATGAAAGAGGCATCTTCATCGCTCCATTCGATGTTGATCGTGTAGTGCGGGGTCATAGCGTTTTATGGAGGTTGTATTGGTTGATAATGGTTCTTATCTGTTTGAGCTGATAGGGTTTGGCTTTTCCATTGGGGCCGGGTTGGATGTTAATAATCTCTGGGATCTTTTCATGCCAGGCGACCATATGGGAACCTCCAGTTTGCCTGAATTGAAAATGGAGATGGGAGAGCAATTTGGTTGCTTCTTCAAAAGTGACGTTCCCTGTTTTGTCAGGGTTCATGATTTTTTCCAGAAGCTTTTTCTTGCTGCTCATGTTTCGATATTACCTTTTTTAGAAAATCAAGCAAGGAAAATATTTCTCAATTTAGAAATATGAAGATTCCAGATAGGAGTTTGTTACGGATGAATGAGTTTGGATGACTCTCTGAAGCTGGCCTTTTTTCTCTTTCTGCTCAAATAGTTCTTGCCTTTTGGCTTCCGACGGTGTTTACTCCCTTGCGCAGTCCCTGCAAACCTAATGTCGCGTTCGTCTAGCGGTCCAGGACTCCCGCCTTTCACGCGGGCAACACGGGTTCGAGTCCCGTACGCGATGCCAGTTTCTCTATTCTTTCCGGCGTCATGAGCAGTTCATGACGCCTTTTTTCGTGTTCTTCCGCGTCGTTGCCGCGTGCCGTTCTTCCCTTTCTCCCGCCTTCTTCCCCTTGTCCGTTTTTAAGGCGTTTTCACACTTTCATTTTAGATTTGGGAAGCGTCGTTCCTGTCCGAGAACGGCGCGCTTTTGTGCGGATTGAAAGGGGGTATGGGGTTTTGAAGAGTGCTTCGCAAGGTGGAACAGGCCGGAGCGGGGGCAGATAACGGCGCGTTTTTGAAACGTGGAGCATGATGACGGCGCAGGGAATAGGCGTTTGATGATAAGATAAATATGTATCTTATAGCGTACTTGCGTACTTGTTACCGGATAATAACGGATAAAAGAATGATATATAAAAAAGGTTCCGAAAAGAAAACACGGGGCAAGGGTGCGAACGGAACGCAGGGCAACGCCGGCATGGGGAAGGCAGGGCCGCCATGCGGGGCGCATGATGGCAGGGGCCGGGGGGGGCGGCAAGGAATCTTTTAGGCGGATGGGCTTCATCGCAGTTTTTGACGGACACAGGTAAAAGCGGGAGCGTTCATGAAGAGTTTTTTTTAGCGCACCGTGGAGGGGGGATGGCCGTGTTTTTGTTCGCATGGGCATGCGTTTTTTTCGCAAAAGCGGACGGATGGCGGCGGTTTGTTCGCTTTCCGGGCGGCGGATGGGGGAAAGCGGCTGATTTGGAGGGCATTTTTTCGCTTTTGAAAATTTCGCTTAATAGTAGAGGGAGCGAAGTTATGGGACAGAAGAGAGACAGAGTAAACGGCGCGCTGAAGAAGGCTTTCGCGGAGAAGAATGGGAAATCTTTGCGTTGGGCGCAGATAGAAGCGGCCAAGGATTCCCCTGCATGGAGGGCTTTTCTGGCAGAGCAGTTTCCGCCGTCACCTGCGAAAGCGGACGGAGGCGGCGGAGAGGGTGCGCCCATGGGCGGCGCGTCTGATCTGGCGCGGGCCGGGGAGGCGAAGGAAAGCGCATGGCAGATTTTGAAGAGGATGGAAGAGCAACTGGAAACGGCCGCCCGGTCCGGTGACGTGGGGTTGATTGCGTCGTTCACCCGTGCCGTGCGCGAAGCGCGCGCGAATTGGGAGCGGGCCGGCCTGCATGAGCAGAGGCTTCTGGAGGCGGCCGGAAGTCTGGTGCCGGTGCATGTGTTTCATGAAATGCGGACGCGGGGAGTTGCTCCGCTGGCGGAGCTGATGGCGCAGCAGAGGGATTTTATAGGTTCCCGGCTGGAGGCGGCCGGGCGGCCGCGTTTTTATGAAGCCTGGGATGAATGGGCGCGGGAATGGAACAGGAAGATTGATGACCTGAACGCGGAAATAAACGGATTGTTGAATCATGTTTAGCAAGTTGAAAATTCATGAGAAGCCGGGCGTGGTGGAGTGGGCGGAAAGATGCCTGGTCCTGCCGCGGGAGACTTCGCCGAACGCGCCGGGGCGGTTTTCCACGGCGCGCATGCCGTATATGCGGGAACCGCTGGAAAGCATCAGGGAAGAGGGGTTGCAACATATTTACTGGTGCTTCGGCACGCAGTCCGGCAAGACGGTTTCGCTGTTGATTGCGGCGGCGTATTTTATTGACAATGACCCCGCGCCTATGTTGTGGGCGTTGCCTACCGAAATTCTTGCCAGGTCATTTTCACGGGCGCGGCTCCAGCCGCTCATATCCAAGAATGATGTGCTGGCCCGGCATAAGCGGCGTGACCCTGACGCATTCACGGCGGCGGAAATGCGGCTGGATTCCATGGAGCTTTACATGGTGGGCGTGTCAGAGCCGGGCAACTTGTCCAGCCGGCCCATTATGCGCTGCGTGATGGATGAAGAGGCGAAGTATAAGCACGAGAACAAGGAAGAAGCGCACCCGGTGGATCTGATTGAAGAGCGCGCGAAGGGCTTTCACCGGTATCAGATTCTTCATGCGTCCACACCGTCCTCCGAAGATTCTTATTTCTGGCAGAATTTTATTACCACGGACATGCGGAAGTTTTATGTGCCGTGCCCGCGCTGCGGGGAAATGATGCCCCTGGAGTTTAGCTGGAATACGGTGCAATGGGAAAGGCGGGAGGACCTGGAAGGGGATGCGCTGGCGGACTGGGTGCAGGATCATACGTTTTACGTGTGCCCGCATTGTGAGGGCCGGGTGGAGGATTGGGAGAAGATAGGGATGATGGAAAAGGGGGAATGGAGGCCGACGAATCCGAACGCTTCACGGGCGCGGCGGGGGTATCACCTGAATTCCCTTTATTCCCCGTTTGTGACGTGGGGCCAGATGGCGCGGAAATTCATCGTGGCTCAAAATGACCTGTTCCGGCAGGTGGCCCTGCACAATTTCCGGAACGGCTGGGAGGCGTTGCCGTTTACGCAGTATGAAATCAAGGTGGGGGATGACAGCGTGCGGGGGCTGCGCGGGGTATGCCGGCGCGGAGAGTTGCCGCGGCATTATTATTATCTGGTCGTGGCGTATGACCCAGGCCAGAATCAAACTCACTGGGTGGCGCAGGCGATAGGGCGCGGCGGGGAAACATGGGTGGTTGACTGGGGGACCCTGCTGGGCATCAGCACCACGGACGCGACGCCGGGCATAGGGGCCCATTTTGAAAGCCTGGAATGGGGCGGGGTGCGTCCGGATTTTGGGCTGATTGATTCCGGGGACTGGGCGCAGAAGGTTTATGACGAATGTTATAAATATTACGGCAAGTTGTGGCCTACGAAGGGGAGCGGCGCGAATTTCGGGAGCTGGAATGTGAGTGAAGTGAAGTCGCATCCGGGGCTGGAACTTTATTTGTACGTGGACCGCACCGCCAAAATGGAGCTTTACGCGGGGCGCATCCAGAAAGGGGCGGCTCCGGCCCTGCATTTGCCGGAAGATGCGGATCAGGATTTGCTGGCCGGGTTGTCCGGGCAGCAGCTTGAGAAGCCAAGGGGCGGCGGCCTGGCGCAATGGCGGAAGCTGCCGAATGACCATTATGGAGACTGCGTAAAAATCGGGCAGGTGTCCTGGTGGGTGCGGCGCGGGGATTTTTACGCGGAAGAGATGAACGCGATTGAAGAAAGGAAACAGAATGAAGGAGTACCGGAAGAATGACGTACTGGAACAGGTGAAGCAGTCTGTGACGGATGATGTGCAACTGGAGTTTGATTTTTAGTGCGGGTTTTCTCGGGGGTGTGATATAGTCCGGGCCGTTGACGGCAGGGAAGGGCCCTGCCGTAACGCTTAACCCCTAAATAGAAAGGTTTATATGCTCTATGTAAACCCCCTGTTGCTTGAGTGGCTGGGGCAGGTGCTTGTGCTCCTGGTTGGCTAGTCAAGCCCTCCCTCCCGGGTGCAAGCGGGAGGGAGGAAAAAGGGGTTGACGTTTTTCTTATATATGATATAGGGAAATCAGCAGGGATTGTAGAGCATCCCGCCTTTCTAAATAAACCCCGCACTGTTGCACCAGTGCGGGGCTTTTTTTATGGAAGATTTTCAGGAGATTCCGAACCAGGAGGACCGGCCTGCTGCGGATGATAGCGGGTTTTGAAAAAGCTCCTGAAGGGTATGAACCCCATTGTACAGGCTTATGTAGAAAACTATGATTTGCCGGATTTGCAGGGAATGCTGCGGGAAAAGCTGGCGATACTGGAAGGGCGCAAGGAAATAACCGGGGCCTCCACGGGCGGCGGAACGTCCTACACCGCGCAGGAGACCATGAATTTAAAGGACCATATAGCCTGCCTGCAGGAAGCGATCACGGTTAAGAAGATGGAGGAAGGGGATTTTTCCGGCCTGGCCGCCGCGGATGACGGAGTGCGGGAAGTGCGGTTTGACCATACCATAACACGCTTTTAACCATGGGCAGGAACAGAAGGAACGTGTATGCCGGGGCGCGCCGCGGGCATGGCGCGCCGGCGAAGATGAACCGGGAACGGGAAACGCCGCGGAGGGAGATGTGGGGAGGGTATGCGGCCGCGTTGCAGTTCGGGGGCTCCAGCGTGTTATACTGGCCGACGCTGGACAGCCGGTTTGAAGTGGATTCCTGGACGCTGGATCGGGTTTGGCGCAATGCGCGGAATCTGGAAGCGAATTCCGGGCTTGCCGGGAAGGCTGTGGCGGATGTGGTGGAGCTGCTGGGCTGGCTGGTGCCCCATGCCTGCACGGCGGATGAAGACTGGAATCATGAGGCGGACCAGATTTTTATGAATCGGGCCGTGAATCCGGAATTGTTTGACGCCCGCGGGGAGCTGAATTTTTTTACGGCGCAGATATGGAGCGAGCGGCAGCGCGTGATTGATGGCGACATGCTGACGGTGCTGACCAGCGGGCCGGATGAAGGCGGGGCGTTCGCGTTTTACGAGGCTCCGCAAGTGCAATCTCCGGCTGATGGAGGGAAGGCGTGGAATTGCGGCGTGATGCGGGATAAAAACGGGAGGACGGCGGCCTATGGGCTGCGGCATCCGGACAAGGGGGAGGTGACGGTGATTCCTGCCCGTGATGCTATTTTGTACCGGCACAACATGGGCGGAGGGAAGCCGCGCGGCCTGTCCGATTTGCACCGCGCTATCCGGAATTTGCATGATGAGGCGGATATTGTGGGGTATGTCAAGCAGTCTGCCAAGCTGGCCGCCTCCGTTGGGCTGGTGGAAACGGGGGACGCGGAGAAACGGCCGGGCATGGGGACCGTGGGCAAGGTGTCCGTGGGGCCGGACGGGCGCAGGGTGGAGCAGGTGTTGGGGGGGCCTACTGTCCACCAGCTTCCGCCCGGCCGGGATTTGAAGGTGCTGACGGATAACAGGCCGTCTCCTAATGTGATGGCTTTATTGAAGCATTTGATGGATGAAGTGGCTTATGGCATTGGCCTTTCCCCGGCGTTGCTGTGGGAGCCTGACAAGCTGGGAAGCGGTGGCATCCGGTTTGTGATGCAGAAGCTGAAGCGTTGGCTGAAAATCAGGCATGCCTACAGGCAAATGTGGTGCGTGCGGGTGTGGCGTTTCATGCTGGCGCGGGAAATGGCCCTGGGGCGGCTGCGCTTGTGCAGGGATCCGCATTGGGTGCGGTGCCTGTGGACGCCCATGAGCGACATGACTATTGACCTGGGTCGGGAAGGGAATCTGATGATTAACCTGGTGGATTCCGCGCTGGCGGATCAGGATGGCTGGTGCCTTGCCAATTACGGATGCACGTTCGAGGAAATTGTGAAGAATAAGATCCGGAATTTGAAGATGGCCAAGGAGGCGTGCGCCCGGAACGGACTGACCCTGCAAGAGGTGATTCCGGGGGCGAACCGCGGCGGGGTAGCTGCGGCGGAGAGGCCGGAAGATGAAGAGCCGGGAATGGGCGGGGGGCCGGAAGAAGATGGTTTGCATCCCCATGAATAGCATTTTGAAAAAGCTCCTGAAGAGTACAGAACAGTAACAAGTGATGAATAAGATTGTTTGCGCGCAAATGGCGGCACGGCTGGAAGGCGGTGCCGGTGAACAGAAAAAAACGGGCATGCTTGCCTTTTCCCGCATCATGGAGGCGGAAGAGAAGGTAGGGGTGGCTACCATTTCCGGTTATATCGGTTACGGCAATGCTACGGTTGACGAATTTACGAAACGCCTCGAAGAGCTGAAGGCGGAGGGATGTACCAGATTTGAAGTCATCCTGAATTCCATGGGCGGAAATTTGTTTGAGGCATCCGGGATTTACGACATTATCAAGGGGTGCGGGATGGAGGTGACGGCCAAAATTTACGGGGTGGCCGCTTCCGCCGCTACGCTGATTGCCTGTGCGGCGGCCCGTGTGCTGATTTCGGAGAATTCCCGTTATATGGTCCACCGGGCGCGCGGGTGCGCGGCGGGGACGGTGGAAGAGATTGAGGCTTACGCAGCGGATCTGAAGGATGCGGAAGGGCAAGTGACAGGCATTTACGCGGAGCGGACCGGAAAGAGCGCGGAAGACGTGATGGCCGTATTAAATGCGGAAACGTGGATGAACGCGGAAACGGCCGTGAAGGAAGGCTGGTGCGACGAAGTAATTTCCCCGTCCGCTGCGGAGTCCGGCCAAAAGGAAACGGCCGCGCAGGGGAAAGAAGAGGACGGCGGCGGGGAAGAGGAAAACCCTGACGAAGAAGAGAAGGGCGGGCCGCCGCAGAATTACACGGTATTGCGCCGCATGATGGCCGCCGTGGGGCTTGCCGGGAAAAACAGCGTGGAGGAACTGGAACGGGAAGTTGCCCGGCTGGTGGCCGAAAACGAAAGGCTGGCGGCGGAAAATGACGGGTTCCGGGGCATGCAGGCGCAGCAGGTCCGCGTGATGCAGGCGCATGAGCGGGAATTTGGGCAGCGTGTGAAGGAGGCCGTTGTGCGGGAAATGGCGGCTATGGGGGTTGCTCCTGGCGGCCTCCCGCCCGCGGAGGGAGCCGCGGAAGAGCCCGGAAAGAAAGAGCCTGCCATGACTAACGAAAAGCTGCGGGAGATGGCCGCGCAGGATGCGCTGGAATGGATTATGGGGCATCCGCAGGAGGCCGCGCGGCTGGCGGAGCAGCCGGGGAAATAGCATCTTGGCCGCCATAGATAGATTTTTACTAACAAAACCTAAACATAATAAAAGATGAACAAAAAAACATTGATGAACATTCCGCGGAATGCCGTGATGGAAGGAAATGATGTCGCCGCGCTTAACTGGACCATTGTTTCACAGGCGGCCATTGCCACCCTTGAGGAAGAATTGGCTTCAATCAGCCGGTTTTCTCTGGATGTCTCCGGCGAGTTCAAGACGGATGGCGATTCCGTCAAGGTGGAATTGATTGACGGAGCCGGGGAGGCGTTGAAAAATACGGAAGACTGGAATAAAAGCGATTTGAAGACCAGCTCCGTTTCCGTGACGCTGAACCGTTATTCCCGGCCGGCCGGTTTGTCCTATAAGGAGAGGAAAAGCGGGGTGCAGCTTGCGAATAAGGTGCAAACGCTTGTGCGGACGGTCGCAAAAGCGTTTTGGAAGGACCTGATGGCCGCCATAGCCGCTTCCGAGGCGGAAACGGTGAATATTGGCCCGCGGGCCGGGTTTAAGCCGGAAATGATGGCGGATGTGATTTGGCCGTCCATGGCTAATGGCGCGGATGCCGTTTATTTGGACCGCATGTATTATTCCAGGCTGATTCCTACGAATGCGCTTGCCCTTAACCTTGCGGACGGGGCCTATTCCATTCCGGGGGGGATTCATTATGTGGAAGGGGTGAATGTGCTTGCCGGGAATGCCGGGGTTGGTTTTGCAACGCGGCCGGACGCGCTGGCCGTTGCCGTCCGTCTTCCGAACATTGATCCGAAGCTGAATTTGGAAACGCAGGTGGTAGAATCTCCTAAGCTGGGGATTTCCCTGCTGCTGAAGTGCTGGCCTGACCAGGGGACGGAAACGGTTTACATTTCCGCGGAGCTTTTGGCCGGCGTGGCGGTGGGCAACAAGAATCATTTGCGACAGCTTTCCGGCGCGGCTCTGGAGACGGCGGCGGAAGATGAAAGCGTTGAGGACGGCGGCGGGGAAGAAACAGGGCCGACTGAAGAAGAAGGGGCCTGACGGGTTTTTGGCGGAATCATAGGGTAAAAGAGAGCAAAGGACCGGCGCGCGGGGTGTCAATTCCGTGCGCCGGTTTTTATTGAACGAAGATGAGTTTATCGGGAGAAATAAAAAAATTGCTGGACCTTGGGGATCATGAGCAGGAAGAAGCCTGGGGGGAGCGCGTGACGGTGGACGGCCAGGAGTGCCGGGGCGTTTTTGCGCCGCTGGAAGGCTGGTATGAGGTGGAGCTTGGCGGCCGGGTGTGCAAGGTGCAAACGTCCCTGCGCGTGCGGCGAAGAGCATTGAAGGGCGTTCCTGCGGCCGGGCGGAAGGTGGTAGCGGTTCGGAGCGGACGGGCCTTCCGCATTGCGCGGGTGCGGGACTGGGCCGGAGACGTGGCCCTGGTGCTGGAGTTGTCCGAAGTGTAGCCGGTGGATATGGCGCAAGTCAGGTATAAAGTGGATATTTCCCGTGTGCTGAAAAGGCTGGCGGAGGTGAAGAAAGTGGGGGCTGACGGCATCCGGGAGTTGACCCTTGAATATGCCAAGAGGGCCGCAAGCAAGGCCATACGCACCACGCCGCCAAACAGCCTGAAGAATGGCGGAAATGGGAAAAGAACGCTGGAGGAACATATTGCGCGGGATATTGGCGGGGATCCGCTGGAAACGGATGTGCGGTTGAAGCGCGGTGAGGATGGAAGGCCGGTGCCCTATGCTTACCCCCGGAAGAAGCGCGGCGGGGTGTTGCTGGGGGTGCGTGGGAAGAAGTTTAAGGGCATGGCCACCGTGTCCGCGGATGCCTTTTTGCGGAGCCATACCCTGTTGAAAATGGGCCGGAAAAGCAGTGTGCGCGTGCTGAAGGGCGGCGGCCTGATGTCTCCGGGAGTGGCGCAGGCTGGAGACGTGCGGAGGGCTCTGGCGGAGCGGCGGCGGCACGTGG